CTTTGGCCTGTTGATACAGGACGTTCAACTCATCCTGATATTCTTCATACCTCGACCAGTCGTCATCTGTCAACAGGTCAATTTGTTTGTCGGTCAGCAGGTGGTGCCAAGCGTACAGGTTGATGATGTCGCCATCCTCGTTTCGATCCAATTCCAGGAAATCTGACATTCGCATCATCATCATGCTACATCCTTTCCAAACCAACGCTTCGCTGTCATGTCATTGATGACATACTTGGTGCCGGTGTTCATGTCTTGCACGATCCACGGGTTCTTTCTGGCGCGTGTCTTGTAACCTACCAGCGTGAAGGCTTTACCCTGCTGGTCTGCAATCTTGCTGGTATCCAGCCCATCAATTCGGGCGAATGTTTCGAGGTCGCGTTCTTCTTTAGACGATGCCCCATCCTCTCGCACTTCGACCTTGAAGGTAACTTGTGCGTCATCGTAGCTGGCATTGCCTACGTGGATGCTGTACCCATCAATGCCGTGCTGCTCAAATACTTCATTCAGCTTGTTACGTAGTGCTTTCGCTGTTGCTCTATCCATGACCTAGCCCCCCATCTTCTGGCGTTGTTGTTTGTTCTGCCGCTGCTGCTTGCGAATGGCAGCGACTGGCTTGCGATGTTTAGTCGATATCGCTTTGACCTTTACCGGCTTGCGATAGGTGAGAATTTTTTTCGACATCTTTCTTGTCCCTTTTTCTGTCATACTTCTTCTTGTTCGGTATGACACTTGCCCTGCGTCGGGACAAGGCAAGTGCCTTTGCTACCGGATTGACTGGCGTAACCTTACGCACGTTTCACAAACTGACCCGACGCCTTGTCACGTGACACCGACAGGTAGCCTTTGTTGTTCGAGAACGTACCCTTCTGCTTGTAGCGTCCGGTGGTGCGGCGGAATTGCAAGTTCTCGGCACCTACTGGGTTGCGAATGATACCGGCGACGTTCTTCTGAAACACTGTCTTTTCCATGATATGTAGTCCTTTCATATTGGTTTCGATACCTAGTCATTAGACTAGTCTGGTCATGGGGTCAACCCCCTATTTGCATCTACTTGGCAACGCCCCGCTGGCATCGGTTATCTAGCATCTGGCCCCATTGTGATGCCCACTAAATAGGCTTTCCTGTTAGGCCGTCGGCTTTGTTCTGCCTTTCGATGTTGTCAGTATCCCCCCACAATGTGGCAAGAATAAGGCACAATAAACTTTTTTGCGTCGGAAATTTGACACCACCCACCCCTCACCCGTCAATAATTTGACGCCAGGAACCAGGTGTTTTAACACGCTAAAACATTTAGCCCACCCACCATGTGTTAAGCCCACCTAATAAAGTTAGCCATGCCTAACATTCTTTGCCCCACCATATAAAATTAGCTGCCCCACCCAATGTTAGCCATGCCTAACACCGTCAATATTTTGACACCAGGAACCAGGGATTTTGAAAAATAAAAAAGGCCAGCCGGTGCGATACCGGCCAGCCCCACCATTTAGGCCCGACTGAATTTCCCGTCGGTGTAATAGTCCATCATGCGTCTCACATGGTCGGCATCCATTGTGGCAAGCGATGTCGCCACATATCGGGCATCGTCCCGTGATAGATGCTGGCGCAATTCACGATAGAGTTTTTGTGCTTTTGTCATGTCTATGCCCTCTCAATGGTGATGGTATCGTCTCCAAACGTCGCCATGTAATGGCTGGCACCGTCCAGAAAATTCAGACACATAGCGGCCATTCAAATCGACAATGGGACGCGCTGGCGTTCCGGCAATCTTGCCCTTTGCCTTTGTCGGTGTCACGTACGTCTGCAAACTGTAGCGTCAATGCTGGCGCGTTACTGCCAATAGGTGCCACCATTACGCGCCTAAACCGTCGGCCATGTATAAAGCCATTGGCTTTCAATATGTCGCCCTCTATCCATATACGGGCATTGCCGCGATTGAATGCTGTCTTGAATGTCTTTTGCATGGTCATATCCTTTTCATGCTGTTGCTAGGCCGTTATTGGCTAAAGAATAGTGACATGGCGACAACACGCGCCGCCATGCCATGGGTTAGGTTAGGCCGTGAAATTATTCTTTCCGGCACCATGCGCGGGAATGGCTATAGACTTTGGCGGCAATGCTACTGCCAGCACAAAGCTTGCAAGCTTGGCATTGAACGCGCTGTCCGGCCTCTTTACTGGCGGGGCATAGTATCTCTTTCCCGCGAATGATATCGGAAACATTAGCGACAACCCGAAATGTTCTTTCACCATTGCGCCAAGCTTCCCGCGCCTCTTGTTCTGTATCTGCAGAACGCATAACCATGTCGGGCCTATAATCCGCGCCAGTCACGCCGGATTGGTGGCTATATCCTGTCCAACCGTCGGCATTCTTTAGCAAGGCTTTCCCATATATAGGACGGGACAGCCGACGGATCGCCATAGGTGCCTAGTCGCACCATACGTCCCGCGCCAAGCTTGGCGATAGCGTCATCGCCTATCGCGGTATCGTATATGCCGCGCTGATATGATTTCCAGACAATCAAAACGCCTTGTGCGATATTGACATAACATGACCGATTTTCGGCAAGCTTTCTATTCGGATCATTCGTCGGCGTTCCGCGATGCCGACAGTCGCCACAAATCGAATAATCCGCGCCAGTCTTGTTTGCATCGCGCGGATCAATGTCGCGGCATAGGATATATGTCTGTACCATGTCGCCAGTCTTGGCATTGCCAGATTTGCGAATGGCAATTGCGATGATAGGCGTTCCGTCTAACAGTGATGGGCCGTTGTAAATAATCATGGTTTGCTTTCCTTTCCTATTCGGTGATTGCTTCAAACGTAAAGAGATAACCGGCAATGGCTATCATTTCAAATTCTGCCATGCAAAAGACATATAGAACGTCATCTAGATCGGCATCGGCTGGCGCATAGATATGTAAATCATATGCATCGGAATAGGCCATGTATTCCGTCCAACCCATGGCGCGGCATTCAATGGCATTCGTTGGCCATGGGTCCTTTCATATGCGCGTGAATATTTTGTCTGTATGTCCTAGCAATGTGGCAAGAATAGGGCAAGCATTATTTTTTAGGGGATATAGTGCTGCATTTCATGCATCGCCGGTCTGTTTTCATGTGTTAAAACATAAACACGCCATTCGGTGGCGTCGGATATGGCGTCAATTCATAGCATATGCCATTGACCATAACCTAAAAAGTCCAGGCATTTCAATAGTTTAGCAGCTTTCGATCCATCGCTTGCGTCACGGGCTGGCGCGAATGAAACAAAAGGTGTCGCAATCGGGCGTAATCCGCGCGGATCAAGGTGGGCAGGCGGGGGCCACGGTGGGGGTATACGTACGTATATATGGTGAAATACACAGATTGGGAAAATTGAATGGTAACCACTGCGGCAACTCATAACCATCTTATGCACAAGTACTGCACAATGTGCCTAAAAAATAGGCAACTCCTTGCTCACGATATGTTACATATATTGTAACAATCAGTAACAGTACATTTTGTTCTTGACAGTGTTTTTACGGTATGGTATAACTAGTATATATAATGCTTCATTAGATGCTCTACATTAAATAAAAGAACATAGATGTAAAAACATAGATGAAATAAATTTGTTAAAGACATCTAATGCTACATCTAATATAAGCAAACTTGTTAAAAGCATTAAATGCTACATCTAATACCCCCCTATGGACTAAATCTCGTATTTTCAAAAAAAGTAGTTGACAATGGCGAAGAAATCTGTAAAACTATATACAGACAACGTATTGGAGGCATTTTATGATGCCATCAAGAATAACACATTAGATAAATTACACATACCTCATAGCGATGTATTTTTTGTACGTAAGGCAGTAGAAGCACATTATGGCCGCCCTTTCACATTAGAACACGTAGAGTGGGCTATGCGCATGGAAGGATGGACAGACGATGTTGACAGCAATGGTACTGGTATGCAGCCTCGTGACAGAGAATGACTGTATGTTGTTCACTGACAATCGTGGGCCGTATGATACTGAAGAAAAATGTTTAGCCCGTGTTGAAGAGATGATTACGGATATCACTCCAACACTTCCACCTGTGCCAGCACAGTTTAGGTACAAGTGCGAACAAGTGATTAAGGGAACTGCGACATGAGTGTCGAATATCGTGGCATTACATTCCCAGGATATAACAAACCGATTAAGTCAAACCGTGAAGGTAAGAAGATGATGGTTCTTGCCAAGGAGGGTGACAAGGTTAAGTTAATCCACTTTGGTGCTACAGGTTATGGTCACAATTACAGTGCTGCAGCGCGTAAGTCATTTCGTGCTAGGCACAAATGTGACACAGCGAATGACAAGATGACTGCTCGGTACTGGGCATGTCGTCATCTGTGGAAAGGGCCAAGTGGTAGCAAGAAGTCCAGCCCTAAGTCACGCAAAGGAAAATACTAATGGCTAAGAAGAATAAAAAGAATGACGACGTAATGGTTGTCTCAATTGGTGTAGGCACTATGCCAGCAAAGAAGCTGAAAGAAAAGATGAAGAAGGCTGAGATGGCAATGGGTGGTATGGCTAATGGTAAGAAGCATATGTATTCTGCTGGTGGCAATGTTACTGACAAGCTGCCAAACAAAGGCTTGCAAAGGCTGGCATCTACAACCAAAGGACGGGAAGCTGTACGTAACATGGGCTTTGATGTCTAGTAGTGCATCCTGTAGAGCAAGACATACGTAATTGGTCTGCCAATTTTCTTGAAGTACCGAATGCCAAGTTAAATGGCTTACCCCCATGCCCCTATGCAAAACAGGCATGGCTAGAAGATAAAGTAACATTCAGTATCAACACTGGGCTGGACGGACTTGTAGAGGAAGTGCAGCAGTTTGAGTCCCACGACTCTGACATAGTTGTGTGGGCTAGTGAGTACTTACCTGTCATGGAATACTTGGATGGCTTCTGTGACGGCATAAATGAAGCACTGTCTGTGTCAGGGATTGACTTACACCTGATGCAGTTTCACCCAGACTACGGCGCAGATGAAGCCGGTCTGGACTTTTTGTTACAGCAAGGGGTAAGTGACCCTGACCTAGAATACTGCATGGTCTTTGTGCAGAAGCTGTCGCTACTGGATGATGCGGCATTAAGTCTGGAGAAGTCTGACTATTACACGAACTTCCCGACCGATACATATGAAGCCTTAGTGCTTGACAGACGGAGATTACGAAATGGTAATGAAGAAAAAGATGCGTGGCGGCGGCATGATGAAGACAGCAGCTAAAAAGAAAATGATGCGTGGCGGTGCAGTTGCCAAGAAGAAGATGATGCGCGGTGGCGTAGCTAAAAAGAAAAAGTAAATGGCCAAGCAATACGCAAACAGCTTTATGAAAAAGAAGCGTATTCGTAGACCCGGAGTTCATAAGAAAAATGCGAACAAGCGTAACAAACCTAAAACGTACTTCGGTTAAGTACTTCGGTTGGGGTTTGCTCTATATGGGCAAGCCTTTTACCGCTGTTGGCAACTGGTTCTGGAAACGGCACCGTGCTGTACTGGATTGGAATAACAAGTGAGTATTACAAGCTACCCGCAACTGATTGGCATGGGAGGCGGTGTCGGATATTACCCGTACTTCGTGCAGGTTTCTCGTGGGCTAGTAGATGGCCATAAACGTATATTTAAGTTCGGTCACAATCCTCAAATACAAAACACAGAAGAAACAATCTGGGACGCTGGCGGCATCTATGCGTACCCATCTAGTGCCGTTGCAATGACGGTGACTAGCGGTGCAGCCGCAACAGACAACGGCGTACAGATTAACGTCGCCGGTTTAGACGCAAGCTACAATGAAGTCAACGAGACTGTAACACTGGCTGGTAGCGGGACGGCAACAACGACACAGACATTCCTGCGTGTTAATCGCTGCTTTGTGGCAGGGTCTACTGCTCCCACCGATGACGTTACCATTTCGAATGGCGGCACTACGTATGCACAGATTACTAATGGTGAAAACCAAACGCTGATGTCTCTGTGGACCGTACCGGCTGGTTATACAGCGTATCTGCTTGCGCTAGATGCAACAGCATTTACAGAACAGAATAATAAGGTTGCCACACTCCGCTACTTGACAAGAGAATTGAACGGCGTATTCAGAGTTAAAAACAAGTTTGATTTGTTTCAGGCAGCTTTCCATCAAAACTACATTACACCAGAACCAATTTCAGAAAAGACAGATATTGAGTTCCGTGCTGTAGCTACAAGTTCTAATGCTAACCTTCATGTAGCTGCTTCGATGGACATCATTTACATAGAGAACTAAGATGGAAACAAAGAACCGCACGGTTGGTCTTTCATTAGGCACAAGCAATGCAGACATCTATACTGTTCCCTCTAATTATGAAGCAGAGGTTGACAGCATTTTTGTAAGCAACGCCAGTTCATCTAATGTCACATTCAGCCTCGACTGGTACGACAGCCAAAACACAACCTTCTACACACTTGCCGAAACAGTCGAGTTGCTAGGCAATTCGATGCTTCAGATTAATGATGATCCTCTGTGGCTTTTCAAGGGTGACAAACTACGTGGCCTTGCCAGTACAAGTGGTGCAGTCACTGTCACTGTAAAGCTAAAGGAATCATATTTGCCCCAAAGGAGTTAGAGGAGATGGCACGTGTCGCTAAAAAAGCCCCCGCAAAAAAGAAAACCGCATCGGCTAGAACGCAAAAGAAATCGACTGGAAAGGTTAGCCTTGCGCCGGGGGGTTCGGTACCAAGCAAATCTAGAGTTAACCAAGCTGGCAACTATACTAAGCCCACAATGAGAAAGAACCTATTTAATAAGATTAAAGCAGGTGGCAAAGGTGGCAATCCAGGCCAGTGGTCTGCACGTAAGGCGCAGATGCTTGCGAAACAATACAAAGCCAAAGGGGGCGGCTACAGATAAAAATGAAACACGTCTTTCTCCTGTTCGTCTTTCTTGGCTTGGGAGAAGACAAACGTCAGGTTAGCAAGGACATGTATTTCCGTGACCTGAATGATTGTGTTTGGTATGCACAGATGCTTCATAAGCAGGGCAAGAATATAACAGCATACTGCTTGCCCAAGTTAGTGAATAAAGATATGGAGACGTACTGATGCTTGCTGAACTTGCCGCAGCTAATGCCGCATTCGCTGTAATCAAGACAGCGGTACAGAATGGTAAGGACATTGCTGCAGCTGGCAGTGCCATTGCTAAGTTCGTTGGGGCAAAGCAAGACCTAGAACGTAAGTCTCTGAAAAAGGGTGGCGGTTCTGATCTAGAAGAGTTCATGGCCCTTGAACAGATACGGGAACAGGAAGAGCAACTAAAGCAGCTTATGATATACACAGGCCGTCCGGGTCTGTGGCATGACTGGCAGAGGTTTCAGGCAAAGGCACGTGTAGCTAGAAAAGAAGCAGAAGAAGAAACTAGGCGTAAGCGCAAGCAATATTTTGAAATAGCCATCATTACATTTTTACTTATTGTAGGTTTGAGTGTGCTTGCTGCTATTGTACTACTGGCACTACATGCACAGGGAAAATTATAATGTCACTTGCTAAATCACAAAAAAGTCTGAAGCGTTGGACGAAGCAGAAGTGGCGTACTAAGTCGGGCAAACCTTCTGGCAAGACAGGTGAGAGGTATCTTCCTGAGAAAGCCATCAAGTCACTGAGTTCTGCAGAGTATGCAGCAACGACACGAGCAAAGAGGAAAGGCACACGTGCTGGAAAACAATTTGTACGACAGCCTAAGTCGATTGCAAAAAAGACTGCAAGATTCCGCAGAAGCTAATGGCATTCGGCTACTGAAAGAGGACGTGCCAGATTGGGAAGATAGACTGGCATTGATACAAAGTTATATAGAGGTGAAATATGCTGACCGCGCTGATAGGACCGATTGCTAATCTGGCTGGTACGTGGCTGGAGGGCAAGGTTGAAAAAACAAAAGCTGAAACAGGGGCCAAGGTCGCTAAGGCACGTGCTGAAGCAACTATCATGGAGAAGAAGGCTACGGGTGAAATTGATTGGGACATTGCTATGGCTGAAGGTAGTAAGCACTCGTGGAAAGACGAATGGCTGACTATTCTGTTTAGTGTCCCGCTTATCCTAGCATTTATTCCTGGCATGGAGGGTGTTGTACAGAATGGCTTTGACCAACTCAGTTCGATGCCTGAATGGTATCAATATTCCTTGGGCGTCATCGTTGCCGCTTCTTTTGGCGTACGTTCAGCTACAAAATTCTTTGGTAAGAAATAATGGCAGAACTAACAATGGAACGGATGCTGAAGTGGAAGATACTTCCGCGTCTGATGATGTTGGGAATGTCATTATCAGCATGGCGGGTAGTTGAGTGGTTTATGACGTTGCCCGACCCTACGTCACAGCAAGCCGCATTGGTTAGTGTAGTAACAGGTGCTATGACTGGTGCCTTTGCCGTGTGGATGGGACACGAGAAATGAAATATAATAAAGACGATCTAATTCAAAAGCTGATTAGCCACGAGGGTCTACGTCTTGAGGTGTATCAAGATACGCTGGGCATCAATACGATTGGCATCGGCAGGAATCTAGATGATCGAGGTATCTCTAAGGATGAACTGGACTGGATGGACTATCCATCTATTGACTATGTTTTTTCTGATGGTATCACTGAAGCTGATGCCATGTACCTCGCACAGAATGACGTACAGATTGTCGAAGATGAACTGTTACGTGCGCACCCTTGCGTATACAGATTAGACGCTGTACGTCAGCTTATCTTGGTAGATATGGCTTTCAATATGGGTGTGCCGCGTTTGTGTAAGTTCAAAAAGATGTGGGCAGCTGTTCACGAAAATAAATTTGACATCGCGGCAAAAGAAATGCTTGACAGCAGGTGGGCAAATCAGGTAAAATCACGGGCAGTGAAGTTGGCCAATGCCATGCACAACGGTGAGTTCTGATGTGGCCATATAACGAGGAAGAGTGGAAATGGCTAGACAGCTAAACGAAAGACAGCAGAAGTTCCTTGAGGTACTGTTTGAGGACGCGGGTGGTGACATGGTGCTTGCCAAGAAGATGGCAGGTTACTCTGATACCTCTAGCACGACTGCTATAATCAAGGGTCTGAAAGAGGAAATTCTAGAGGCCACCCAGATGTACATGGCACGTAATGCGCCAAAGGCTGCAATGGCTATGACCGGCGCACTGTACGACCCGACTGAACTTGGCATTCGTGACAAGATGTCTGCCGCCAAGGAACTGCTTGACCGTGTAGGTCTGGTCAAGACTGAGAAGATGCAGGTGGAAGCAACCGGCGGTGTTATGCTGATGCCACCGAAAGCCGCAGTAGAGGAGGATGACTGATGCAGGGCAAAATTAAAGCGACTATGAAACTTGCAGATTTTTTAGCGCAAGCTACTGGACGACAACTTAATAGGCTAGGCGACAAACTTGGTATGAATAAAGATATCTTGGATGGTATGTCTGAGAATCAAGTAAAGGGTGCTATTCTTGATGAAAGTCAAAAATACATGCGTAATAAACGTAAGAATATTAATCGGCGTGTTGGTGCTGCTGCCGCTGGTGGTGCTGCCACCTATGGCGTCGTTGACTTTATTCATGATATGCTTGGTATCTCTTCCGTTGCTGATGGCACCCTGTCAGCTGCTGAACGATCAAAAGGAACTGACGAAAAATTTGGGGAAAAGACTAAACCAACGGCACCACGCGAAAGTAAAAAAGATGACATGCCAAAGTCAAAGCCCAAACCCAAGCCCAAACGTAAGCCTATGCCAAAAACCCTGCCGAAGCCAAAGCCAAAGCGGCAAAAGAAAGAAGATTCTGGCGTAACCTTCCAGTTTGAAACTGTAAATAAAAACAAAGGCGGTTCTGTCACAAAATCTAGCAAAGGCGCACAAGACTTCCGTAAAGGCGGTATGGTCCTGTCAACTGTGGACAACCGCAAGAAGCGATGACTAGTTTTATTAATTGGAATGCTCCAATTAAAGAAGGTAGGAAAAACGATATGTGTCCTAGTTGTTTTTCTAAAGGACTAAAAAGAAAAGGTAGGCACAGAAGAATTTGCACAGAGTGCAATTCCATGTTTATTAACCCAAACAGAAAAAGAAATGACACGCAGCGCAGGGCGGTGGAAGCTACCACAGCCAACAGACATTAAAGAAGAAAACGAGTGGGTGCAGATACCTCGCATTGCAAGGACTGTCCCATTCGGTTATAAGCAAAACGAAGAAGACCCCGACATTCTTGACCCTATTCCAGTTGAATTAGACTTGCTGGAGAAGGCACGTAGGCACGTAAATCAGTATTCCTACCGTGAGGTGGCCAATTGGTTGAGTGCAAATACTGGACGATACATTTCGCACGTGGGATTAAGAAAACGGTTAGGTAATGAAAAACAACGTAAGAACCAAGCTGCAAGCCTCCGCAAGTGGGCAGAATATGCGGAAAAGGCAATCGCCAAAGCGAAAGCCCTTGAAGAAGAAAGAACCGGAGCAAAAGCCAACGGTTAGCATAGAAGACGTTTCATATGAAACAGAAGCTATTGAAGAACATGCTAACGTACTGTTTAAGCCTAACCCCGGACCACAGACAGAGTTTCTTGCCGCAGCGGAACGTGAAGTTCTTTACGGCGGCAGTGCAGGGGGCGGTAAGTCATACGCAATGCTTGCTGACCCACTGCGTTACATGGGACATCCGCAATTTAGTGGACTCCTGCTACGACACACAACAGAAGAATTGAGGGAACTCATATTCAAGTCGCAGGAGTTGTACCCAAAAATCTGGCCAGGCATTAAGTGGTCAGAACGAAAGATGCAGTGGACCGCGCCATCTGGCGCAAGGTTGTGGATGTCATATCTCGACAGAGATGATGATGTCTTGCGTTATCAGGGTCTGGCATTTAGCTGGATAGGCTTTGACGAGTTGACACAATGGGCCACACCATACGCATGGAACTACATGCGATCTCGTCTACGGTCCACTGCACCTGACTTGCCTATCTTCATGAGGGCTACAACTAACCCCGGAGGACGGGGGCATCACTGGGTCAAGAAGATGTTTATTGATCCAGCCCCGTACAATAAGTCGTTTGATGCAACAGACCTTGAAACTGGTGAAGTACTGAAGTATCCAGCCTGGACACCAAAAGGCAGGAAAGTCTTTGTTCAAGCGGCGATTTATTCCCGCAAGGCTTGCTGACAATCCTTACCTATCCGAATCAGGTGACTACGAAGCAATGCTTCTGTCACTACCAGAGCAACAGAGAAGGCAACTTCTTGATGGTGATTGGGATATTAAAGAGGGTGCAGCCTTTACGGAGTTTGACCGCACTATTCATGTGGTTGATCCTTTCCCCATTCCTAATAATTGGGTTAAGTTTAGGGCTTGCGATTACGGCTACGGTTCATATAGCGGGGTTCTGTGGTTTGCTGTTAGTCCTTCTGAGCAACTTATTGTATACCGTGAGCATTACGTGTCAAAAGTTTTGGCGACGGATTTGGCAGAACAAATCTTGGAACTTGAGTCAGGTGATGGCAATATTAAGTACGGTGTCCTTGATAGTTCTCTTTGGCATAAGCGCGGCGATACTGGCCCTAGCTTGGCAGAACAGATGATTATGAAAGGGTGTCGTTGGCGTCCATCAGACAGAAGCAAAGGCAGTCGTGTAGCTGGCAAGAACGAAATTCATAGGCGTTTACAGGTAGACGAATTTACAGAGGAACCTAGACTTGTATTCTTTAATAGCTGCACAAATGTCATATCACAGTTACCGGCCCTCCCGATTGATAAAAAGAATCCAGAGGACATTGACACACATAGTGAAGACCACTTGTATGATGCCCTGAGATATGGTATAATGTCAAGACCAAGGTTTAGCATATTTGACTATGATCCTATGGGACGCCCATCAGGTGGTATGCAGGTAGCAGACTCCACATTCGGATACTAAGGAAATTAATATGGAAGAAGATGACATTCTAATCGAAGACGATTCAATCGCATTGGATGACTCTGATGATAGTGATGCCGAAGATATTGGCGTATCTTCCATCATTGATTTTATTCAGGACCGATACAACAAGGCTGAAGACTATCGGTACAACGACGAAGAACGCTGGCTGAAAGCGTATCGCAATTACCGTGGCTTGTATGGCCCAGATGTTCAGTTCACCGAAACAGAAAAGTCTCGCGTCTTTATTAAGATTACCAAGACCAAGACGCTGGCAGCGTATGGCCAGATTACTGACGTACTGTTTGCCAACAGTCGCTTTCCTCTTTCTATTGAACCTACAGAACTCCCAGAGGGCGTTGTAGAAAATGTACACTTTGATCCGCAAGCACCTGACATGGGTGCCGGTGGTCCAGAGATGGCCAGCCCCTACGGCTTTGCAGGTGACGGTATGCAGCTTCCAGCGGGTGCTACAGAGAAGACCCTGCTGGACATGCTTGGCCCACTACAGGAAAAGCTGGACCCTGTTCAGGACAAGCTGAAGGAAGGTCCGGGTGCGACACCTACGGCTGTGACATTCAGCCCCGCAATGGTTGCGGCCAAGAAGATGCAGAAGAAGATTCATGACCAGCTGGAAGAGTCTAGCGCAACCAAGTATCTGCGCAGCACGGCATTCGAGATGGCACTGTTTGGCACGGGCGTAATGAAGGGTCCGTTTGCTGTAGACAAAGAGTATCCTAATTGGGATGACGATGGCGAGTACGATCCGGTATTCAAGACGGTGCCGCAGGTTTCTCACGTATCTGTCTGGAACTTCTATCCAGACCCAGATGCTAACAATATGGACGAGGCACAGTTTGTCATTGAACGACATAAGATGTCTCGCACTCAGCTTCGTTCTTTGAAGAAGCGTCCCTACTTCCGTGGCACTGTCATTGATGAGGTTATCTCTCGCGGAGAAAACTATACCAAGAAGTATTGGGAAGATGATCTGTCCGACTATGCACCAGAGCATGGCATTGACCGCTTTGAGGTTCTTGAGTATTGGGGCATGGTCGATGTTGAGATGCTCATGGAGCAGGGCGTAGACATTCCCAAAGACTTCCAAGAGTTTGACGAGTTACAAGCTAACGCATGGGTATGTAATGGCAAGCTGATCCGTCTGGTGCTTAATCCTTTCAAGCCGTCAAAGATTCCGTACATGGCTGCACCGTATGAACTCAATCCTTACAGCTTCTTTGGCGTAGGTATTGCAGAGAACATGGACGACACGCAGACGTTGATGAACGGCTTCATGCGCATGGCTGTGGACAATGCCGTACTGTCAGGCAATCTGCTTATTGAGGTTGATGAAACCAATCTGGTACCTGGCCAAGACCTGTCCGTATATCCGGGCAAGGTATTCCGTCGCCAAGGCGGTGCGCCGGGTCAGGCTATCTTTGGCACAAAGTATCCTAATGTGTCACAAGAGAATATGATGATGTTTGATAAGGCACGTGTGCTGGCAGATGAAAGCACCGGCTTCCCGTCCTTTGCACACGGACAGACTGGTGTGTCCGGCGTAGGCCGTACAGCTAGTGGCATCTCCATGCTGATGGGTGCTGCACAGGGTTCTATCAAGAGTGTCATCAAGAATGTGGACGACTATCTGCTTCGTCCGCTAGGCGAAGGACTGTTCCGGTTCAACATGCAGTTTGACTTTGACCCTGAACTCAAAGGCGACCTTGAGGTAAAGGCACGTGGTACTGAAAGCCTGATGGCTAATGAGATTCGCAGTCAGCGTCTCATGCAGTTCCTGCAGATTGCAAGCAACCCAGCCCTCGCACCGTTTGCCAAGTTCCAGTATGTAATCACAGAGATTGCAAAGTCTATGGACCTTGACCCCGACAAAGTTGTGAACAATATGAATGAAGCCGCCCTGCAAGCTGAGATACTTAAAGGGTTCCAAGCACCGCTTCCAGAAGGGCCACCTGCTGCTCCTGCTGGCGCGGACGTTATGGACCCGACAGGTGCGGGTGGTGGAACAATGGGTGTAGGACAAGCACCAATACCGGGTGAACAAGGATTTAGTGGAAATGGTGGACAAGGAATTGTACAGCAAGCTGAAGCCGCTGGTGGCCAACAACCGCCAGTGGACGCACTTCAGTAATTATCTTGATGCGTTAATTGCAACGCACCAGAAGACTTTAGAACAAACAGACAATAATGTAGAGATACTCCGTGCGCAGGGTTCTATTTCTGTGCTACGTAAGATCAAGCGTCTCAGGGATGAAGTGAGTGAACTAGATGGCTGAAGAGCAGGCACCAAACTTTCAGGGTATGCCACAGAGTGCGCGTACTAAAAAGTATAATAAGTTATACGATACTCTGACAAGTCAGACCGTAGGTGATAGAAGTTTTGCTGACATGTATGGTGCCTTGCAGGAAGCAGAGGTAGGCGCATATAAGGAAAAGACTGGCTGGCCCTACATATTTACGGGTGCCTCTAAAAAGTCTTCCGCATTTGGTCCTTTGCAGATTACTTATAGCACAGCGTTGGACTATTTTTATCCGGGCGATAGCGAAACTGAAAAGCGCGATAATATGAAGGCCGGTAACTTTAAGGAAGGTTACACCCAGCTTCCCAGTGATGTCAAAAGCTACATTAAAGGTTTTATTGAACAAGGCATTAATAAACGTAATCGAAAGGGTGGTGTATACGGCAGCTATGGTGTTGGCGATATTTCTGCAGAAGACCATAAAAAACACTATCCATTTTTGGCCGCAGTTCATGTAAATGAAAAGAAAAAACTTGCGGATGCAGATACGGTTCCCGCTTTTGTAAATGCACATTTTGGTGACATTCAAGAGGACGATCCGCAGAAAGAGAATAAAGAACGGCAGCTGGCCAATCTACAAACAAAGGTTAGCGATACACTAGGTGTAACTGTACGGCCTGTCACAACAGATGTCGCAGAAGGCTTCTCTGAACCCGTCACTGTTACACCTGAACCAGAACCAAGCGCCAGAACCAAGCCCCGTAACACCTGAAACAAAAACGCAAACAGATGAAGCATTTACGCTGGACTATGAAGGCGAACTGCCGGATATTGGTGACGAAGTAAAGTTGCCCGACCTACCAGCAACAGATGTAGCACCCGACACAACGGATGCCATTCCTCCTACTATAGTAGATAAACCAGAGGATAAAAACATTTTTGAACGGGCATATGATTATATGTTCGGTGACGACGATACACCAGAAGAAATTCAGCAACGTGAGCAGACTAGGCAACGGCTGTTGCAGAGTTTAGAAATGAACGAGGGCGGTATGGCTATTGAAAAGCAAATGGAAATGTTTGAAGACGGCGGTCTTATGGACGAGGGAGGCACAGTTGATCCAGTATCTGGCAACGATGTACCACCAGGTTCTACACAGGAAGAAGTCCGCGATGACATTCCTGCCCAGCTGAGTGAGGGCGAGTTTGTATTTCCTGCAGACGTAGTTCGGTTCATCGGACTAGAGAAGCTGATGCAGATGAGACAAGAAGCGAAGGCAGGTCTTGCTCGTATGGAAGCTATGGGCCAGATGGGCAACAGTGAAGAAGCTGTACTGCCAGACGATATTCCGTTTGACCTTGACGATCTTGACATGGAAGATGAACCTATGGAGTTCCAGACGGGCGGTCTTGTACCTAACCCTTATGGGACGTATCAACAGGCGTCACAGTTTGCCACATATGGCCAACAGCCGTATCAGGCACCTCAGACTTCCTACAGCACCTATGGCACCTCAAGCCCCACTACAGACGGGCTTCCAGCCGCTTACAACTCCTGTTCAACCAGTGACCACAGCTACAGGCACGGTGCCTTCATTTGAGGACATCATGCCCACAACTACTGGCCGGTATGATGAACTAAAAGAATACATCAACCAGAGACGGGCGAGTCGATGACTATTCCGTTTGTTGACGGCAAGCCTATTTATCCTATTCCGCAAGGTTTTATTCCAAAGCCGACAGAACAAGTTGAGGCTGTTGTTCCAGATACTACAGTCCCAACGGCACGAGTAGCACCAGTTTCCGGTGATGACGATAGAGATGATGGCCTTGGACTCGGCGGTGGCAGAATTGGCATGGGTGGTTTTTCGGACGGAACTGGTCGTAAACAGAATGCTACTATTATGGGTGTCTCATTTGATATGGGTGAAGGTTTCTTGGGTGGTGCCGCTGGTATAGGTGCAACTGCTCTTGGACTTGCAACTGGTAAAGGCATTCCAAAAGACGCTACCGCTACGTTTACGTATGACAATGCTACATATACTGTATCCGGCGATGAGTATAATGACTTGAAAAAGTCAGGTTATACAGGAGATTTGGCTGACAAAATTGTTGCATCTCTTAAAACTGAAAGCGGTGTGCGTAGGGGAAGTATTGAATATAATAAAGAAACTGGAACCTTCAAAGATAAAAAATCTGGTGAGACTTTCCAAGATAGGGACGATGATAATGATGGCATCGGCGATATTCTCAATAAAGCGGGTGAAAGTATCTATTCTAAAGTAGACATAAATGATCTTCTAGGTTCTTCACAAAAAATGAATCAATCTGAAAAAGACATTGCATCTGCGTATAATGATGCACAGTTTGAAGCGTTTGATCCTGGGCCTGCACCAGATAGCGGCGGATCAGATAGCGACGGCGGCGGTTATGGAGGCGGTCGCACAGAATCTGCTGGTGCAGATTGGAGTGCAGGTTCCGACTTTAGTGCATCTGAACGAGAAGAATTGGGGCCGGGTTCGTACAACGCTGGTGGTCTAGCATCTAAGAAAAATCCCAAAGCCAAAAAGATGAAGCAAGGCGGTATAGCTTCTAAAAAATAACCGCAATCGTTGGCCTACCCATCCCCCACCCGACAGGTGGCTACGTTGGCCCCAACATGGAGTAAAACAAATGGCAGAGTCTGCTGACAATCATGGCTGAAGAAATGCAGCCAGAAAAGAAAATTGCGTTTGCAAATCGTAAGTACACTAACGAAGAAAAGCGCAGGATGGAAGAAGAAGAACTTGAGCAACTAATCAAGGAACAAAGAGGTGAAGCAGAGAATGCTGAACCTGAAGAACAAGAACCAGAGAACGCAGAAGAGAAAACATTCAAGAAGCGTTACTCTGATCTTCGTAGACATCAGCAGAAACAAGCTGAAGAGTTTAAAGAGGAAATCGAAAAACTCAAGTCTCAACTCAGTGCTGCAACTAAAAAAGAAATGCAGCTTCCTAAGTCAGATGATGACCTAGAGAGTTGGGCTAGACAATACCCAGACGTTGCTGCAATCGTCGAAACAATTGCTATCAAGAAGGCGAAGGAACAAGCTGACGGCTTGGAAGAACGCATGAAAGTAATTGACGACATGCAGTATACAGCAAAGAAAGAAAAAGCTGAAGCAGAACTTATGCGTCTGCATCCAGACTTTGACGAGATTCGTGACAGCGACGAGTTCCACGAATGGGCAGAAGACCAGCCTAAGTGGGTACAAGATGCTCTGTACGAAAATGACAACGACGCTAAGTCGGCTGCACGTGCAATTGATTTGTACAAGGCTGACAAAGGCATGTCAACTAAGAAGTCTGCATCAGACAAGTCTGCTGCAAAATCTGTTGATTCTCGTAGGTCGCGTAGTAAACCGCAGGGCGATGAGTCCACAACCTACATCAAAGAGTCTCAAGTTCAGAAGATGTCTCCTCAAGAATACGAGAAGCGTTCTGATGAAATCATGGAAGCTATCCGTTCTGGAAAGTTTGTCTATGATGTTTCTGGTTCTGCCAGATAAAAAAAGTGTTGACAAATAGTTATTTTTTAGTATAACTATATGCAACACTAGTGTAAGTGGGTTCGCTACCTGCTTACACTAATCCGCAAACACCCTCAGTCTTACGGATTACCTGACGAGCATGGCCCGTTAAATATTCGGTCGGCCAACTGAATAGGAAACGCACCCGTTGTGAATCAGCCTCTGATTAGTCTGGTGAGTTTGTATCTGTTTACATTAGCCTACATAGGAGAAAATCATGGCTTTTACTACTGCTAGTGGTTATGGTAATCTTCCTAACGGTAACTTTTCACCCGTAATTTACTCCAAACAGGTGCAGCTTGCTTTCCGCAAGGCCGCTGTTTGTGAGGCAATCACCAACTCCGATTACTTCGGTGAGATTGCTCAGATGGGTGACTCCGTTAAGATTATCAAGGAACCCGAAATCACTGTTAAGGCATATGCCCGTGGTACGACTATCACGCCGCAAGACCTTGACGACGAAGACTTCAGCCTGACCATTGACAAAGCTAACTACTTTGCATTCAAGGTTGATGACATTGAAGAGGCGCACAGCCACGTTAACTTCCAGTCTCTGGCAAGTGACCGTGCTGCTTATCGCCTCGCTGACCAGTTTGACCAAGACGTTCTTGGTTATCTGTCTGGTTACAAGCAGTCGGCAATTCATGGAACTGCCGATACCGTCAACGATGTAGTCAACGGCACCAATGCTGTTGGTTCTGCAACTGACGAACTGCTTGCAAGCATGAAGCTGGACGCATCTGACTTTAACTCCGGTTCTGCAGGGGATGCTATTGCTATCCTGCCGCGTACCGGCGCAGGTGCTGCTCCGACTGATGCTGGTGATGCTAACCCGCTGCAGGTTATCGCCCGTATGTCTCGTCTGCTTGACCAGCAGAACGTAGACACTCAGGGTCGCTGGCTTGTACTTGACCCCGTATTCATGGAAGTCCTGAAAGACGAAGACTCTCGTCTGTTCGACGCTGACTTCGGTGGTTCGGGTCTGCAGAATGGCGTTGTTTCCAACAACATTCATGGCTTCACCGTCTACTCGTCCAACAATCTTCCTGCCGTTGGTACTGGTCCGTCCTTCACTGGTGCGAACTCGTCCACTAACTTTGGTGTGATTGTTGCCGGTCATTCTTCTGCTGTTGCAACTGCAGAGCAGATTAACAAGACCGAAACCTACCGTGACCCTGACAGCTTTGCTGACATTGTTCGTGGTATGCACCTGTATGGCCGCAAGATTCTTCGTCCTGAAGCACTTGTTAACGCCAAATACCATCTGGCTTAAGGGGGGAATGAATAATGGCTACAATTACTTCACTTCTTAAAGCTGCGACTGGCAATTCCCAGCGTGGCCGTAACCCTTACATGGTTGAGAACACCATCGACATCGTGGCTACTACTGTAGACCCGTCATCTGCTGATGTTGTTCAAGCAATCACCATTCCTGCTGGCACCAAAATCATGGCTGCTGGTGTGGAAGTTGTTGAGAGTGCAACTATGAACACTGGTACTGACGCAACCGTAACTCTTGGTGCGGCTGATCCAGATGAGTACGTAACCGCATTCGACATTGACGGTGCTGCTGACGGTGCTTATGCGCCTAGCGTAACTGTCTCTGCCGACGTGGTTCTGGCTTCTGCCGACACTCTGGACCTGACCTTTGCTGGTTCCGGTGCATCGTTCACTGCTGGTAAACTCCGTGTTTACGCAGTAATGATGGATGTAAGTTCGCAGGGCGACACTTCTGCTGATGAAGTAGATCGTGACACTCTCGCCTAACTAAGTATTGGGGCAGGGACTTGACATCTCTGCCCCTCTACATCTTGTGATAATATTGGAGAAAACAAATGGCAATCACAACTGCTATGTGCAATAGCTTCAAAACAGAACTGTTAGGCGGTCTGCATGATCTGGACAGCGACTCGCTTAAACTTGCTCTGATTAAAGCATCCCCGTCTGGCACATACAATGCCAGCACAACTAATTATTCTGACGTAACAGGTAACTCTGACGAAGCAACTGGCACAAACTATTCTGCCGGTGGTCAGGTACTTGACGGTGCGTCTATTACGCTTGACGGTTCTACTGCCATTGTTGACTTCACTGACGAAGTATTCAACAATGTAACAGTTTCTGCTGACGGTTGTATCATTTACAACACGGCTAACTCAAATTCTGCTATTGCTGTCATTGATTTTGGCGGTACTGTAAGTGCTACCGCTGGTGACCTGACGATTGAATTTCCTGCCGCTGACGCTTCCAACGCTGTAATTCGCATCGCATAAGGAGTGTGAGGCATGGCCTTTTACGACTCCTCTGATGCAATATATGGCGTAGGTGTATACGGTTCTCCTAGTTACGGAGTCGTAACACCTAATGTTGCATTAACTGGAGTCAGTGCTACTGGCGCAGTTCAGACTGTAGCTATCAACGGATTTGAGATTGATATCTCTGAACGTCTTGGTAGCGTCAGTGCGACAGGCACCGTAGGCACACTCACTGTAAATGTCTCTGAATTACTTGCTGGCGTAAGTGCTACAGGTTCTATCGGCACAGTTGAACCGCAGGTAGATGAGGCACTAAACAGCGTATCTGCTACAGGTTCTGTAAACACAGTAACTGTAAATATTACAGAGAAAATTGTTGGCGTATCCGCGACAGGAAGTGTCAACACAGTTACAGAAAATACTGGCGCAGGTATTGCAGGAGTATCGGCAACAGGCAGCATAGGAACACTACAGCTTAACATCAATCTGCCTATTACGGGTGTTAGTGCTACAGGTTCTGTAAATACTGTTGAGGACAAGCCAACAGAAAAACTGGCCAGTGTATCTGCCACAGGTTCAATTGGTACAGTACAGCCGGTAGTTAGCTTCTCTGTAGATGCAGTTGGTGTACAAGGCACTACCGCACTTGGTAGCATTGAGGCGCAGACTACTGAATCCCTGCTAAGTGTAAGTGCAACCATTTCGATAAATGGTAATCTTACGTTCTCAAACACGCATCGTCTAACCTCTGCAGGTATGACACTCTCGCTGGGAACACTTACAATTACTGCAGTACAGTTTGACTTTGAGGCAGTTAAAACACTATATGGTAGACAGAGGACTGTTTACGTAGAGAGCAAAAAAGCAAGAACAGTCTACGTAGAAAAGAAACCGTTTAGAACTGTATTTGTAGAGAGACAATCAACTGCCGCTGAAAGACGGGCATCTGTAGCAAGGGCAGCGTAGGAGAAATAAATGTCATTCCGTTGGCCTGTAAAAGACCCTGATGAAACACTTGACTACAGCATGGACTGGTCCCGCTGGCTAGACACTGCTACCATCTCGTCTGTAACTTGGTTTGTGAAAACGCCTGAGATTGGCAAGACGCAGATTGACGCAGGTGAGACACTGACCACAGCATCCGGTAGCACCGTAACTGACAGCATTCAAAACATCAGTCAGACAAATACAAATACTGTAGCCTACACTTAATCTTGGTGGCGGTGTACTAAATAGAGAATATACATTCACATGTCAAATTGTTGACAGCACAGGCAGCACGGCTGAACGATCTGTTAAAGTAGCTATAAGGCAAAAATAATGGCATATAATTATCTTGGACTTGTAAATGAACTTAATCGCCGCCTGAATGAGACGGAACTTACCTCGTCCAACTTTGCCAGTGCTACGGGTTTCTATGCTCACGCTAAAGACGCAATCAATGCCTCGCTTCGTGACATCAACCAGCATGAGTTCAACTGGCCGTTCAACCATGTAGAGCAGGAAGATGTGCTGTCAAGTGATGTCTCACGCTATGCTTTCCCTCACGACGCTAAACTAATTGACTTCGACAGCTTCCGCATTAAAGAAGACAGTACACTTGGCAATGCCACCACACGTCTGGGCATTGTTACATACGAAGAGTATCTTGACAAGTATGTAGACCAAGAGTACAATTCTACAGGAAGACAGGGTGTACCACAGATGGTAGCGCACGGTCCTGCACTTGAGTACATTCTCACGCCGGAACCTGATGCAGCTTACACCATCGTGTATGAGTACTACCGCATTCCTGTAGACCTTGAACTATATGATGACGTACCGGCTGTGCCAGAACGCTTTAAGCATATTGTAGTAGATGGTGCTATGCACTATGCCTACCTGTTCCGTGGCAATACTCAGGATGCACTTGTTGCCAAAGAGAAGTTTGAAGAAGGTATCAAGAACATGCGTTCCATGCTGATTAACCGGACATACTATGTACGTTCTTACATGATCCCACAGAACACTGGTGGTGGGGGCAGAATGGGCTATGCGAGGTTGCCCATCTAATGGCTGACGCATGGCAGACCCATTCGTTTGAATTTAAGGGTGGCTTGATTACAAACCTTTCTCCGTATCAGCAAGGTTTTCAGGCACCGGGTTCTGCACGTATCCTACGTAACTTTGAACCTTCGATCTTTGGTGGGTACACACGTATTGAAGGCTTTGATAAGTTTGACAGCAATGCTCTGTCTAATACGGGTACGGTACGTGGACTGCATCGTTATGATGATAAAGTGTTTGCCTGTCGCGGTGACGACTTATTCTTCTCGACAGGTTCCGGCTGGACACAAGTAAGTGACAATGTTGCATACAGCAGCGCAGGTGTCACAATCGGCGGTTCTGGTAAAGTACGTTTTCTGAAGTACGACTTTGACGGAACAGAAAAGCTGATGCTTGTAGATGGTACAGGCAAACCATATAGGTTCGACGGCACAACATTTGAACAGCTTACGTCTCTATCTAGTGATACAGCAGGTTCAAGTTTTGTAATCAACTTTAAAAACCACATCGTTCTTGGCAATGGAAAAAAGATAATTTTTTCTGCTCCATATGAAGATGATGACTTTACAATTGCTAACGGTGGTGGTATAATTAATGTTGCTGATACGATAACAGGTCTGATTGTCTTCCGTGAACAGCTTATCGTATTTAGTGAAAGCAGTATTAATGTTCTGAATGGCAACAGTGTATCAGACTTTACACTACAGCCTGTGTCCCGTGACTTGGGGTGTGTGGCAGAAGACACCATTCAGGAAATTGGCGGTGATGTAATCTTTCTTGGTCCAGATGGACTGCGCCTCTTTTCTGCAACAGATCGTATCGGTGACTTCAGTCTTGCTGCAATATCCAAAACCATTCAGGTTGAGATACTTGACTTGGTTACGAGTAGCCCCGGTGGATTTACCAGTACAGTCATTCGTGAAAAAAGTCAGTATCGACTGTTCGGGTACAATGCCACATACACAAACGCTTCGGCAAAGGGTATCGGTGCTACCCAGCTACAAGAGGGCATTGCCTTTAACGACACGCGAGGCATCAATGCCTACGTAACGTACAGTGAGTATGACGGGTTTGCAGAACGTATCTACTTTGCCAATGCAGACGGATACGTGTATCAGATGGAGCAGGGCAACTCGTTTGATGGAGTAGACATTCCGGCAACTTTTGCCACACCTTTTATTCCGCTAGGTGACCCAAATGTGCGGAAGACAATTTACAAGGGAACTACGTATCTGGATGTAAATGGCGACTTTGATCTTGAGTTCTCACTCAAGTTTGACTTTGACCAGCCGGGTTCAGTTCAGCCAGACTCAATACTTTCAAGTGATGCAGCTGCATCCATTACATACGGTTCTGGTATTTATGGCACGTCTTTGTTTGGTGTTAAACAAAAAGCCATATATGATGTTCAAACAGTAGGTTCAGGATTTACAGTGTCAATTCTATACGAAACAACAGGTACAAACACTGACGCTGTATTTACGATTGACGCTGCCACGTTGCAGTTTACGACTAACGCTAGGAGATAGGCATGGGTACTGGTTATACTCGTAATGATACCGCCAACAATATTGCAGACGGGAACGTCATTAACGCCTCTGACCTTGATGGCGAGTTTGATGCAGTTCAGGCGGCATTCAACGGAAGCACAGGCCACAGCCACGATGGCACAACAGGCGAGGGTCCGCAGATTGACACGGCGGGTCTTGCTGATGATGCCGTAACTGGTGCAAAGATTGACTCGACAACCACGATCACTGCCGCTGGGTTTAGTGGCCCCTTGACAGGCACAGCCTCTAACGCAGCCCTGCTTGACAGCCTTGACAGCACACAATTCCTTCGTAGCGATGCGGCGGATACCAAGACATCAGGTGACTTGTCGTTCAGTGATAGCGTTAAGGCAAAGTTCGGTGCTGGGTCTGACTTGCAGATTTATCATGATGGCAGCAACAGTTTTATTGATGATTCTGGTACAGGAAACCTCTTAATCCGCAGCAACAGAACCATCATTCAGAAATACACAGGTGAAGTTGCAGGTGATTTTGTAGCAGATGGCGAGGCTGCGCTTTATTACGACAACGACAAGAAAATCGCCACCACCTCCTCCGGCATCGACGTGACCGGCACCGTTACTGCTACAGGTAATATTGAACTTGGAGATAGTGGCGGTGTTTCTACTGGACGAGTAAAGTTCGGTGATGGCGACGATTTACAGATGTATTTTGACGGAACAAGCAGTGTGATTTCTAGCGAAAACACTACTGACATGTATGTTCAGGCAAATAATATATATCTTCGTAGCAGTATTCCGGGGGCAGAAAACGGTATTGTTATTGCGGGTGATGGCGCAGTGACAGCTTACTACGACAACGCCGCCAAACTCGCCACTACAGCCTCCGGCATCGACGTGACCGGCACGGCAGTCACAGACGGCCTCACGGTTGCTGGCAACGTCAGCGTGGACGGCGGCACGATTAAGCTGGACGGTAACTACCCGACAGGCACAGAGAACGTGGCTGTGGGTGACACTGCACTTGATAGCGTTGAAAGTGGTGGGCAGTACAATGTGGCAGTAGGTTCTAAGGCTGGCACTGCAATTACAACTGGTGACCAGAATGTTGCTGTTGGTGCGTATACTCTTGATGCAACGACTACTGGCGGCAACAACACGGCTTTGGGTAAATCTGCTTTAGGAGCAAACACGACAGCATCTAACAACACCGCTGTCGGCACAAATGCACTCCTCGCAAACACCACCGGCACAAACAACACCGCTGTAGGTCAAATTTCCCTAGATGCTTGTACGACGGGTAGTGGCAACACCGCTCTAGGCCGTGCTTCTGCCAGTGCTTTAACCTCTTCGGATGACAACACTTATATTGGCTATCAGTCTAATTCTGTAGGAGTCTCAGGTGATGACAATACGGGAGTAGGGGCGAATACTCTGTACAACAACGCTGCAGCGAACAACACCGCTGTCGGTTCAAATGCGCTATATGCCAACACCTCTGGCACGAATAACACGGCAGTAGGAAGACAGGCACTAGATGCTAATACCACCTCATCGTACAACACGGCTGTCGGCTTTAACTCACTTACAAACAGCACTGGCGCAAGCAACACGGCTGTCGGCAACCAAGCACTAGAGACTAACACTTCTGGCACACGCAACGTGGCAGTCGGTTCTAGTGCGGGGTACAACACTTCATCAGGTGCAAACAACACGGCTATTGGAACGGTTGCTTTGTATTCTAACACCACTGCCAGCAACAACACCGCCGTAGGCGATAGCGCACTGTTCGCTAACACCACTGCCACATACAACACCGCTGTAGGCTACCGCAGTTTGGCAGCCAACACCACTGGCGCAACCAATGTATCTGTCGGCGGCGACTCTATGCTGGCGAACACCACCGGAAGCAACAACGTGTCACTGGGCGTTGGTACTATGCTGGCGAACACCACAGGCGGTAACAACGTCGCTATCGGTAGACAGGCACTTGATGCAAACACCACAGCATCTAACAACACTGCTGTGGGTTATCAAACACTGACTGCAAACACCACTGGTCGTGACCTTGTTGCTATTGGTTCTGGCGCATTGGACGCAAACACCACTGCCAACAACAATGTCGGCATCGGTAAAAATGCGTTGGGTGTAAACACTACAGGCGCTAATAACACGGCACTTGGCACTGCGGCTTTGGACGCTAACACAACAGCAGACAACAACGTGGCGGTAGGTACAGCAGCACTTGGTGCAAACACCACCGGCGCAGAAACGTCGCGGTAGGTCGCTATCTCCCTTGACGCCAACACACATCAGGCGCAAGCACCGCTGTAGGCTACAACGCACTCACAGCTAACACCGGCGCATACAATGATGCGTTTGGTTACGCCTCGCTTCAGGCCAACACCTCTGGGACAGCTAATGCTGCTTTTGGTTTTTCTGCGCTTCAAAACAACACGACGGCTAGTAACAACACCGCTGTGGGCTATCAGGCACTAGATGCTAACACCACTGGCACACTCAACACAGCAGTCGGCAAGGGTGCTTTGGACTCAAATACAACCGCTTCAGACAATACGGCTGTCGGCGGTGGTGCAATGGAGGACAATACCACAGGCACAAACAACACTGCCGTAGGTCGTACAGCACTTGCTGACAATACTACAGGCGGTTCCAACACGGCTGTTGGTCGTGACGCACTAAAGGTGAACACCACCGCATCAAACAATACGGCTGTTGGCAAAGATGCACTTCTTTTGAACACCACAGGCAACAACAACACAGCAGTCGGTGCAGAAGCCCTTGATGCAAATACCGTAGGCGATAGAAATGTTGCTGTTGGTGTGGCCTCTCTTTCAACATTTAATCCTGCTTCTAATGCTGACACATACAACACGGCTGTAGGTTATGCGTCCTTAAAACTTGCTACAACCGGCACAAACAACACTGCAATCGGTGGATTGGCACTTACCGCTAACACCACTGGCGCAAGAAATGTTGCCGTTGGTGCAAACGCCCTTGATGCGAATACTACATCAAGTGACTCTACTGCTATTGGGTACAACGCTTTAAGTGCAAAAACCGGCGGGTTTGGCGACCTTGCAATTGGCACGCGGCCTTTGCAAAGCCTTACAACAGGCCACAGCAATGTTGCGATTGGTACTTCTTATGCTGGATATGCGGGTGGGTCTGTAACAACCGGCACATTCAACACTATGGTTGGCAATGATGCGGGGCGTTCAGCCACTACAGGAACCGTGAACACATTTATAGGGAATGGTTCTGGTGGACTGATAACAACTGGAAGCAAAAACAGTGTTCTTGGTGGCCTACAACGGCAATCAGGGTGGCCTCGACATCCGCACATCCAGCAACCGCATCGTGCTGTCAGATGGCGACGGCAACCCTAGACTATACATGAACGAAAACGGAATACTGTTTTCTCCCCCGACCCAAGACAACACCACCGCCGCTGGCGCTAACGTGTTTATCTCAGCCGGACAGTTTTATCGTTCAACATCATCTCAGCGTTACAAAAACACCATCACTGATGCCACACACGGCCTGACGGAACTGCTTGCACTGCGTCCTGTTACCTACAAAGGCAACAATGATGGCGACACAATCTTCGGTGGCTTGATTGCTGAAGAAGTACACGACGCTGGCCTGACAGAGTTTGTTTCTTACGATGACCAAGACAGGCCAGACTCTCTTGCATACGGGAATATGGTGTCGCTGTGCATCAAAGCTATCCAAGAACAGCAAGCAACAATCACAGCACTTGAGGCACGTATTGCCACACTTGAGTCCAACTAAAGGAGACTAAAATGGACGAAATCACTAGCGAACAAATCGCACAGAACTACACCGCAATGGGTCACAGCGTTGACCTTATCAATGCCATCATTGCTGGCGAGGCTATGGCAGATGACGACGCAGCCGACAGGCAGGACTGTGTTGACCGCAACGTCGAGCATCTTGAGATTATGGTCGCAAAGGACTACTGGACCGACGAGGACATGACAGCAGTTAATGCTGCCATCACGGCTGGCAACGGCTACACCGCATAATGAAACTCACTCCAGAGACACACATGGAACCTGCTTTCAAAACTCAGATGGAACTTGAGGCACACGAGAAAGAGTGTGCCATAAGGTACGCAGCAGTGCAGGAGAAACTGGAGTCTCTGGACAAACGCATGTGGCGTTTAGAAGCGATGATTATGGGTAGCACTGTTCTTGTGGTAGCTATGGTGGTCACTGTATTTATGGGAATTAAGTAATGGCAATGTTCAAAGCATTTAAGCCTAGCGGCATGGAAAAGATTGCTCGTGCTATGGGCTATCAGGGCAATATGCAGGGCTTTCAGAACTACCTTGCTCAAGACCCCATGCGTCAACAGCAGATGCAGACATACCAAAACAAGGCCATGCAAATGGCAAAGGGTGGTGTCGTGAAGATGCGTGAGGGTGGTATGCTTAAACCCGGTGTAACACCTGAAATGGTTGCTTCATTTCCGCAGATGGGTCAAGTCATGGGGCCAGCGCAAAATGCTGCTGGTGGTTATAATCCACAGACAGGACAGTTTACACCATTGAATCAACTGCCACAAGGTCCAGCCGGACAATTTGCACCCGGAACACTTGCACAAGCACAGAACCAGATGCAGATGTCTGGCAATATAACAGGCAATCTAGAAGATGCGTATGACCCGCGTGGACCCATCACTGATGGTAGACCTAGTTTTGGTGGACGATTGCCCGGATTAGGTGGACCAGCAGATAAAGTTGTTGCCGCACCTATCATGAGAGATTTGAGCAAGATGTTTGATACATCTATTATTGACCCCCGCACTGGATTTGCTCAAAGACTTAAATCTGATGGGACAATAGACGAAGGCCATTTTGGCGATTATCAATTTTATGCTGATAAGGCTAAAAAGGATTACGAAACTAAACTTGCAGAGTTTCAGCGACGGCAAGCAGCACTAGGTCAAAACTTTACGTATGGTCAACTGCAAGAGTTTCAACGAAAAGAAGGCATTCAAAATCTAAAGAATAAGCATCAAAACGTAGATACAGGTTTCTTTGACTCACCTGAATTTAAAAATATGAGAGGTGGTCCAGCAGGACAGGCTTTTACATATTCTCCTTACTTTGGTATGCACGGAGATACTTCTATTGGGACACAGGACCAAGCCTATGAGGCATACCTTCGTAGAACAGGGCAAACAAACAAACTTCGTGGCGGTTCTGAATTTGTTCAAGCGCCGGGGCAACTACCGCGCTTAGAGAAAGCGCTGCCAGTTATGCCTACCACAACGGAGGCACCTTCACCTGACGGATTAAATCCAAGCATAACTATGGACACTAATTATGGTCAGCCCCTAATGTCCGCAGATGGCACTATGGACATGGGTACAATGAATACTCAACAACCTGACTACAGTGGCATGACATATGAACAAGCAGTAGCAAGACAATCACAACGTGATGTGAAATCACCAGCAGAGGCTGCAGCTATTCAGGCAGCAATTGCACGTGGTCCTGTTGCACAAACCCCACAAACACAACTGCCACAACAGGCTGTACCTACCTTTACAATGCCTGAACCAACTACCACTACTGTAACACAGTATCAGGATGCTGACGGTAATGTATACGCAAGTGAGGCAGATGTTCCAGATGGTGTCACAACAACTCCCATAGAAGTTACACAAACAAAACAGCCAACTATTGGTGACATCATGGCACAACAGGCATTTTCGCCAGGTCTGCCAACTGGTGGAGCAGTTGCGCCTGTTGGTATGCAAGCAACTGCTGACCAGCTTATTGATCCAACAACTGGCCAAGTCAGTGGTGCAATGGCTGTACCAACCGCTATGGCAACGACTGCTATGGCTGTGCCGTCACAAGAGGCAGATGCCGCACAGGTGCAAGCAGCTACTGCCGCCCCTGCCGTTGCTTCTGCGCTGGATGCAACAACGGCTGCGACAGGTGCTGTATCACCGAATGCCAACATTGTAGCTGCACAACAGACTGCTTCATCTGTTGGTAGTCTTGATGCGGCACAGGGTAATGCAACACTTATTGACAATCCTGTACAGCGTGAATTGCAACAGGGTGAACTTATCTCTGGTGCAGCTGATGCCGAAAAGGCTGCAAAGTTTACTGAGCAGATCGAAGCGGCACAGGCCACACCATCCCAGCAAGCTACTGTACAAGGTCAGCTTGCACAGCTTACTGCAAACTTTGACGCAAAGAACCCACCTGCTTGGGCTGCGGGTGCCATGCGTAATGCTACAGCACAGATGGCCGCACGTGGGCTTGGTTCGTCCAGCCTTGCAGGTCAGGCTTTGGTACAGGCTAGCTATGGAAAGCGCACTGCCAATTGCACAAGCTGATGCTGCAACTACTGCACAGTTTGAGGCACAGAACCTTTCCAATCGCCAGCAACGTGCCATGCTTGCTGCACAACAACGTGCAGATTTCATAGGTATGGAGTTCACACAGGACTTCCAAGCACGTGTACAGAATGCGGCAAAGATTAGCGACATTGCTAACATGAACTTCACTGCTGAACAGCAGGTACAGCTTGAGAACAGTCGCCTGACTAATACAATGAACCTGCAAAACCTGTCCAACTCACAGGCAATGGTTATGGCAGAGGCTGCTGCACTTGCCCAGCTTGACACAGCAAACCTGAACAATCGCCAACAGGCTGCAGTACAGAATGCACAGGCATTCCTGCAGATGGATATGGCTAACCTGTCTAATCGTCAGCAGACCAGCATGTTCAAGGCACAACAGCGTATTCAAAGTCTGTTCACAGATCAGGCAGCAGAGAATGCAGCCCGTCAGTTCAATGCAACATCTGAGAATCAGGTGAACCAGTTCTTTGCAAATCTTAACTCACAGGTTGCACAGTTTAATGCGGCACAGTCTAACGCACAGGCGCAGTTCAATGCTGGTCAGCGTAACACTGTAGAACGCTTTAACGCTGAACTGAATAACCAGCGTGACCAGTTTAATGCCACCAACCAGCTTGCCATTGCTCAGAACAATGCAGTATGGCGTAGAGAGATTGCTACGGCAAATACTGCCGCCATCAACCGTGCTAACGAGTTGAACGCTACTGCCGCACTAAACATTTCTAAACAAGCCTATGACAATCTTTGGACATATTATTCTGATACAATGGAATTTGCTTGGAAAAGTGCAGAGAATGAACTTGACCGTCTTAACAGTATGTCTATTGCGCAATTGAGTGCAGATGCTACAACCCGTGCGCAACAGCTGGCAAGTAGTTCCGCAGCAGGTACTGCTATCGGCGGTCTGATTGGTACACTTGGTAGTGCGGCTATTGAATACGGTCTTGGAAATTTATTCTAGGTTGAGGTAAGGTAACATGGCATACACAAATCCTAGTAAGGGTGTATATCTAAATATGCAACGCATGAGGGCTATGGAAAAGGCGAAGGAAAAACCTGCACCAAAGCGTGGTGGTCTTCTTAGTTCGCCAATGAAACGTATCAAGCGTGAAGAAGAGACAGACTTTTCCATGAAACGTGTTGCACATTACATGGACATCCTTCAACAGAAACGACAGGAACTAAAAGATGGCAGTTGAAAATCCAGTATTTAATGCGCCTATTCCTGGCGAATCTTTGACACACGAATTGGGTGCCAGACCTTGGCAACAGCCAGCACAGTTTACTACTGTCGAGGAAGCACTTGACTATTACATTCCACGTTTTGCAAACGAGGACGTAATTGCTCAAACAGCTGATGTTCTCAAGATGGGCGTCCCTGTTACAACTCTTGCCAACACAATTCAGCTTGCCAGTGTCATGGAAGGCAAGCACAGTATTGATGTTGGTATGCTTGTGCTTCCTGTTATCATGGAAATGCTTATGTATATTGCAGAAGCAGAAGGTATTGACTATGTTAGTGGCTTGGAAAAAGATAAGAAACTTCGTAGTACACTAATTCAGTCTGCCCTGATCCGTCTTGAAGAAGAGACTGAGCAGAAGGAAGAGCAAGATACAGAAACAGAAGTTGTAGAAGAGTTGCAGGATACTGTTGAAGTCGAAGAGACAGAAGATACTCAAGACATGAGAAAAGGTTTGATGGGGCGTAGCTAATGGCACTGTTTGGTTTAGGAGCATTTGGTCAAGGTCTTGTTACTGGTCTGGCAACGAGTACGGACAAGGCCATTCAGGGTGGCTTGGAACGTGTGCGTGAAAACATTGATGAGTTTTCTAGTGCTACATTGAAGCGCGAACAAAAAGCTATTGAAAAAACAGAAAAAGAAGCAGAGGAAGTTATTGAAGAACTTCGTTCTGCACAAGCTGTTCTTGGTGGTGTAAATGATCCACAGTCTGCAGGTCGCGCTGCGGCGTTGCTTGAGAACATTGGTGATCTTGATGAATTTAAATCTGTCGTAAGTCAAATAAAAGAACATAGTTTTCAAGACAATATAAGTGAAAATTATGACTTTACAAAATACTTTGACACCCAAGTAGATGCTAGCGAAGTAAACCTTGGAGATGCTGCTGTAAATTATGTTATGCGCAGACAACTTCCTACTCGTGCTACACCTATGCCTGAGATGAAGGGTGGCGGTATTGCGCGTCTCTTTGGGGTTGATGTTGCTGAACGTGCAAGGGCCAAGACTGATGCACAACTTGCAGCACTTGGTCTAGTCCAGCCACAAGAAAAAGATATTGCACTGCCTAGCATTACATTCAAGTCAGAAGCATTCAAGCTGGATCGTATGGGACCAGAGCAGGAACGCACGTATCTTAGAGATAAGATGCTTGACCCTGACACACCACAGGATAAGATTGAGTTCTATCGCACTCGTTATTCTGACTTGTCAAATCGTATGGGACTTGACACACAGATTGAGTCGGCTACGTTCCAGCTTAATCTTGAGCAAGACCCAGCTAAAAAGAAAAACCTCCTGTTGAATCTTCAAAATCTTAATAGAGAAAAGAAAGAGTTTGATGTTTTGGCGACGGGCAATAAAATTGATATCCTTAAATTTCAATTGGAAGATGCGATGTCTAAGGGTCAAACAGGTCGTGCTAGACAAATTACGGAAGAATTGTTCCAAAGCGGTGCTATAAAGGTTACCGACTTTATTGCTGTGCAAGAGGAGAGGCTGCTTGCTGATCTTGCTCAAGGTAAGGATGTTCAGGAAGATATTGACAGCTTAAAAAATCTAAAGGAAATAGTTAAAACTACTAAGGAAAACATTGAAGGTCTTCCTGATCCTACACCTGCTGGTATAGCAGCTTCATTTAGTAGCGTTGATAGGATAGTAAATCGTGACCTTGCAAGTGATCCAAAATTTGCAAAAGCTGGTGTTACTATTGACGCTAACAGCCAGTTAGTTATCCCAGACGATATTAGTACAAACCTCAAGATTGAACTTTCTAAAGCGCGCATAGATAGGTTTAAAAAGGTTGCAGGATTTATGGAAAATTCCATGCCTAATAATCCTGATGTTAAACTTGTCACTAACATGGTAAACGGGGGTTATTCTTTAGAAGACGTTAAGGCACTTGGCGAAGCAGAAGCTGTAGTTTCTCCGCCACCATCTGATACACTTGGCCCTGAATATGACGATACCGCTGTAACTAAGCAAGTTATGGGCGTGTCTATACCCGAAAATGTTGCACGTCGTACAGACTTGACTGATGATGATAAAGTCGTTGTGGCAAGTACGCAATCTGAGTATGGTGTAGTTCCTTCTGAAGAAGTTCTAATGAACCTCATGTCGGATATACATGATGCCAACGCTAATGTTCTTGGTAAATCTGGTATTCAAACTTTGATGACAGATTCAATTAAAACAATTTATGGACCAAAAGTTGCAGAACAATACGCAGCACAAATTGATTCGTATATAAACTCTTACTCTGGATTTGATGATGCTGCATTAAATGAATATTCTGCTGACTCACTTGAAGGACAAATCGTGTCGGTGATGCGTGATTTAGAAAAGGCCGATCCTAATTTTGCGGTAGAACAAGTCGCACCTATTGTCAAAAGACAATACTATGAAGGCGACAGAAGTGTTGACATTCCTGGTATTATGAGTACGGTCACAAAACTTGTGACGCGCCACAGGAATAAGCGTCCTACTGAAACAGGATTTATTTCTCCAAAACGTAGAGCAGAGATTGAAAATGTTCGTGAAGCATCAGGTCAGCCACCTATGGAAGAAACAGGAACCGATAGCCTTTTGTTTGACAGAGATCAAATGAAACGCGGACTTATGTATCCTCTCGAAATGTTTGGTATGCCTGCTCCAGATGATGCACCGGGTAAACCCGTAAGTCTTTTTGGGGATTCAGCACCTGACGAGGATGCAGGTATTGCGCCAGAAGATGGTGGTACTGCAACGGCACGAGGCAGAACAGGTTTAATGGCTAGGGATACAGATACGCAACCTCTGTCGCCACCTACTAGTCCAAAAGCTATGAGCATTATTTCGTTGACAACAAAGTACGCAGATGGTACTATAAGCAGTGAAGAAGCTAGTGAACTAAGGCGACGTATTGAAATGGACGAATCTGGAAAAATCGCGGAACAAGTTCAAGGAATAATGACTGCGATAGCAAAAGGAAAGCAAGATTAAGTTATGGCTGGGATTTTAGATAATTCTTTCTTTGCCCAGTATCGAACTGAAAAAGAAGAAGAAACTACTTCTGATATTACTATTTCTAAACCTCAGAAATCTTCAGTTTTAGATAATTCTTTTTTCAAACGTTACGGTGGCGTATCAGAGCAAATCAAAGTAGAGTCTGATATTGCTAACGAAGAAGTTGCATCCACGAAAAGCTATCAATCTGTAAAGAACGATCCGACAATCCGTGAGACAGCTGTGCGGTTTGCTAAAGATCATCTGGGGTACGATGACATCTCAGAAGATGACGCAATCAGTGAGTTCATTGAACACTTCCGTTCCTTCAATGTCAACGAATTGACATCAGGTATGGATTTCAATGTTGTATCCGGCTTGGCAACAGATGCAGACGGACAGACAGACAATGCTCGTAAGGCAAGACAACGCCTTGACGACTACACTAAACTCTATCAAACGTATCAGTCCCTGCCCGGTGCCTTTGACGCTGGCGGTGCGCCTGGTGCGTTTTTAGATTATTTGGAGGGTATTGCAAAAGCCCCGTCAACTTATATCGGTATTGTTCCGGGCTTGTTTACATTTGGTGCAGGTACAGCCGCTACAAAGGCTGGGGCAACTGCTGCGACACAGGTTGCTAAAGAGGGTGTCAAGCAGGTAATTAAGCGCAAGCTGACATCTCCTGTATCAGAACTTGCCAAGGCTGCTGCTGCAAATCCTGTTAAGACAACCGTGCTTACAGAAGCTGCGGCAGGTGCCTTACAGAATACGGCACAACAAAAGACTGAGATGGAGATTGGCGAGAGGCAGGAGTTCAATAAACAAGAACTTGCCCTGATGACTGCCATCAGTGGCGCACCTGCTGCCCTAATCCCCGGACTCTTGAAAAGTGTATCCAGTAAAACTATCAACAAGAGTGCTGAAAGCATTTTGACGGATGCTGAAAAAGCTATTGCCAAGAAGAATGAAGAGGCAATTGAGGCAGCTGAAAAAACATTCTCTGCTGACATTGAACTGGCACGGGATATTGACCTGTCGTTCCGTCTTCCAGCAGAACAAGGCACTGAACGAGTATCCTCTAAAATAAAACTTGATCCAGAGGGTGTAGCACGTGGTAACTTAAGTGCCAAAGAGATTGGTGAAAACCTTGGCATTGCCGACGAGTTTATGATTACCATTGACCCAAGCCGTGACAAGCGTCTTATAGCTGCTGGTATGGAAGTAATCAAGGCTGGTAAAGTAAAGTATGATCCGACCACTGAACGATTTAGTGATGCACTTGGCAGGGCTTTGACAGAGGTAGACTTTGAAGAAGAGGGGCTGAAGTCGTTCAAAGACACACTGAAGAAGTATAATCTGTCATCTGATGACATGGTGAATGTTTTGGTAGGTGACTTGCAAAAGGCTGCAGCTAGTGAGGCTGGCGCACTTCTTGGACGTAGGAGTGCAGCAAAGAGACTGCTTCGTCGTATCACTGATGTAGGTTCTACAGAAATCTTTGGTTTGACTGAAGAAACTACAGCGTCCCTGAAGAAGCTGGACGATGCGCTGTCTAGCGGTGATGCACGTAAAGTTCTACAGGCAACTGGCGAAGTCAAAGAAGGTATTACTATTCGTGGTATTGACCAGCTTCGTCTGTCGATGATGACTTCTCAGACGGCTACAACTTTCCGTAACTTGATATCGGGCTACACACGTGTCGGCTTTGATACAGTAACTAAAGTATTTGACCGTTCTATTGCTAGTGGCCTTGGTGTTGTGGGTAAAGGCAAGGGCAAGGTGAAGCTATTTGAAGCAACGCCTAACGCAGACCTTGCAGCAGTTCTTGTCGGCATGACTAATCACACACGTTCTCGTGCCTTGCGTGAACTGTTGGCACAGGCATATCCACGTAGATACCAGCAGATGTTCCGTCAGTTGACAGACATTGCTGACGCATCGGGTGAACTCAAGGGTGCAAAGACATCAAAGATGCAGCACATGGCACGGGAGTTGAATGCACTCAATACCTTGCAAGACAACATGTTCAAGCAAGCGTCCTTTTATGGCGAACTTGCCCGTGAACTAAACGAAGCTGCTGCACGTGTGAAGGCAATCAACCCAGCACAGGATGTATCACAGTTTAATCTGGAACGTATCATGCGTTCTGGCAACTTTGCTGAACTGGTTGAGCAGCAGATCAAAGTCGGTGATACTGTAGTATTTGACGGCAAGGAAGCTGTAGACAGGGCTATTGACAAGTCTCTGTATTTCACGTTCCAGAGAAGCCCAAGCAATGCTACGGCAAAGGCTATGGTAAATGCTGCACACTCTCTTCCGTTTATTACGACATCCTTTGTACCGTTCCCTCGCTTTGTTGCAAATGCTCTGCGCTTTACCTATGAATACTCACCAGCTTATCTGGCATCTGGTATCAAGCAAGCACTCGCCAAGGATACTAATAACTACGAAGAACTGGCAAAGGGTCTGACAGGTAGTGCATTTCTTGCAGGGGCTATGGCATTTCGTAACAGTGAGTATGCTGGCGAAAGCTGGTACGAAGGTAAGACAATGGATGGCAAGACGTATGATCTTCGTCCATTCTTTCCTGCTGCACCATACCTATTCTTTGCTGACTTGATTACTCGTGGCCTCAAGGGTGAACCGCTGACTGGTGACAGGAGTATCACTACTGAGGCAATTCAGGCACTATCTGGTACACAATTCCGTGCTGGCTTTGGTGTGTATGCACTTGACCAAGCATTCAAAGACATCACAGAAGCACAAGATATGGAAAAGGCTGCAGAGATTGCGGCTAACTTTACCGGCAATATCATCAACACATTCACTATTCCGTTTACATCTTTCCAAGATACGTACAACACCTTTATCGCAGAGGATGAGGCACGTATTGTGCGCGATGTGGACATGCAGATTAAGGATACTAAGGACTTCCTTACACTGATTGCACGTCGTTCTCTTGCACGTATTCCACAGAACTATAAGATTGAAGAGTATTTGTCTGAACAGCTAGGTATTAAGCAAGCTGAATACTACGAGTCTGGAACTCGTGCAGAAAAGTTGCGCAGGATTGCCCCTATCAGCCGACAAACTATGGGTATCTTACTCCAAGAACGTAAGAACTTTTTTGAAGAAGAGATTGCTCGACTCAAGATTCCTCGCAGTGTAATCAATGCGCGTACTGGTGTGCCAGAAGCTGACATGATGCTTGACGCATCCTATGGTGAATACATTACCAACTACGTTGTGCCTCGTATGCAAACAGACGTTTACAAAAATCTTGATAATGGTAAACAAGAAATCTTTATTCGTGAATTGATATCAAATTACAAAACGGATATCAAAGAAGCAGTAGAAGAGAATGCTAAAGAAACAGCACACGCACGATTTGGATTCAATCCCTTTGAGTTGGTTGAGTTTAACAAGTTTAGACCTAGCGAATACACAGAGATGGCAATCCAGCTGTATGAAGAACGCTTTGGAACTGAAGCACCAAAAGATTATGACTTGCTTCTAAAGATTGCAAAGAAACTAAAAGCACGAAGAAAGTATTCTAGATTCATAGGGTCAGAAGACTTCTTCGCAACTGACCAATAAAAAGGGGGCCGCAAAGCCCCCTCTCTTTTTATCTAAGACAGTCGCATACTGTGTGTATCAATCCTGTTCCCATTATGTAAGTTATGTATGCAATTATTATACCCACGTATACTCGCATAATCCACTTAGACATACTCCAAGATTCCCACCGCAAGGATGGCAGCGGAGATAGCATTCAGCACGATGATTGACCTGTCGTGCCACATGAATCCTACCCATGCCCACAATCCCATTCCAATGACACCAAGCACCATGTCCATAAGATGTGAGTAGTCCGCTGCTCGTATCACGATTGCCGACAGGATGAAGAAGCTGGCAGTCCACTTGACGTACCACGTGACATCCTTATATGGCGTTACCTTATTGACTGTCTTCACGTCAGAACCTGCCTAGCCATCGTGCTATGTGCGATACAAACGGTAACAAAGTAGCTGCCATAAACAAGTTCACACCTGTGTGCGCCATTGCAATACGCAACGTATCTCCTTTAGGCATACCGTCTGACACAAACAAACCTGCCAGCCAGATTGTTCCTGTTGTGCCTATGTTTGCTCCTAACACTGCGGCAATGGCTGCGGGTAAAGGCAAGGCACCAGAGGCAACCAGTGCAATGATGGCTGTAGTAGACAGGCTGGACGACTGCCACAGCAGTGTCATTATGATGCCACCTGCAAACATATACAAGGGGTTGCCCAAGAACCATGAAAGATGTTCTATGTTGCCCATAGATTTCATGCCACCAGAGAATGTCTTTAAGCCTATGTAGAATATAACTAAGCCTACTATGGCTGTTATCACAGGGTTTCCTAAGTCCATCTTACTGACTCTCTTCCATAGTTTCTTTCCCTCCATCACCTGTTATCGCCTGACCCACTGATTTTCCCGCGCTTGTGTCTGTCTGCGAGTTTTTCAAGATTCTTCTCCATGATATGTCCAAGGTTCATGTCTAGTTCTTCGGCCAGCACAGCGCAGTACCACAGAACGTCACCAATCTCGTAGCCAATCTCAATCTTCTTAGCTGCGTATTCATCTGGTGGCGCACCGTCACGAATGAACTTCTTAACCTTGTTAGCAATCTCACCTGCCTCACCTGTCAGGCCAAGAGTCAGATACTCCATAGCCTGATGCTTGGGGAAGATTGCTGTCTCACACGCTTTCTCTTGATACAGAGATGCCGTAATACTACTCAATTGTTTCTCCTTCATCCACTGTTTAGCCTCTAGTTCCAAGTCCATTTAGTTTCTCCAGGTTCTCGAAGTATGCAGTATTCCAGCCACGCTGCCATTCACGATACTGCATCGTGTTCTCGTCCATGTTAGGCCGGTTTTCTACGTAAACCTTCTTAGACCTGACTTTGTTAGGGTTAACACTCCTAAAACTGCCACCTTTTTTGAATGCCTCATACCCCCACTCAAACTGAATGCGGAGTGGGGCGTCGTATTTTTTAAGACCATTACGCCTCATCAGATTCTTCATCCTCTGCCTGTTGTTGAGTAGAACTAACGAGTGCATTCGTGAAAGCATCTTGCGCACCACGAAGCTGGTCAATGCCAAACTGTGCCTGTGCAATCTTGCTACTCAGATCACGAAGCTGACTCACCAGATACTTCTGCTGGTCAGTCATTGCCCCAACGTCGTACTCGTCACCATTAATGTTGATAATATCTTTTTGCTGTTCAGTCATTTTATTTCTCCTTTGTTTGCTGTTCCATCCACTTGCGAAGGCTGCGCACTTCGTACCATGACCCGAAGGCCATAACCCAAACTGCAAATAGCACCAGTAGTTCACCTGTCATTTTAATCCCCTTCAGGCCAGTTGTTGAGGATTGCGAGTCGGTCTTCGTGGACAGCCATCTTGTCCATCTCTCCCTGAATGGCTTCCATGATATCGGAATGCTCACCGATACCTGCAGGGTTCTTGAAGTATGCCTCAATATTCATCATGTGTAAATGAACATTTGCTTGAGCATGGTTTTTCAAGACACTAATCATCTTTTCCTTCATTTGTTACTCCTTCCATATAGCTGTATTCATCGTTGTGTTTATCAACTGCTTTCTCAATCAGAGATAATAGACCTTCATTGATAAGTGCTTGTTTGGCTTCATCGTCACACTCAAACACTACGGTAGCGGAACCGTCTTCATGCTCTTCTACCTTTTCAACCTTAATCATTCCTATCACTTTCTTTTTCCTTTTCTTTCTGTTTCATCCACTCTTCATATTGAGGGTGGTGTCGAGGTGGGTTGTATTGCACCCACCCCACACCTTGTTTCCAGACTTTACCACTATGCTGCGGCAATGTCAACTACCTCACACACGCCAGCCGTACATGCCAACTCACGTCCACCTGACGTAGTGTCTTCCTTCTCGTAGTCTTGCAACCACGTCCAGTCAATAGCTGCTGGCATACGCTTGAGCATCTCACCATACTCTTCAACTGTACAGTCCTGATACGGTGCTTGCTTGTATGTATGCTCACTGAATGGCAGGAAGCTGATACCTGACACTTCATCGAAATGTTCATACACCCATGAACCAACTTCCATCCACTCTTCCTCTTTCACAGAGATGGTAACGGATGGCTTGTGTTCACACCAGTGACGCTGATACATCAGCCACAGTTCAAGCTGCTCAATGGCAGACATGTCGAACCGTGTAACTGCACCCTGCGGAGACTTCATCGGGAAGCTGAACACTGTTGTGCTGTCTGGCTTCATGACATCTGGTTCCGCTGGAATACCAACACTGACCATGAACTGCGTCAATGGGTCTTTGTTGTCGCCACGCACTGTACGAATGTAGTATGGATTGTGACGAGCATGGATGCCAGAAGCACTGTCCACAAGCTGTGAGACTGTACCAGACGGCTTCACACAGGTGATAGCTGCTGACTGCGGAATGCCAAGCTGTTCAGCCATAGCTGCATTAGTCTCAATGGCTTGTTCCTTGAGTGCATTCAGTGTAGCACCAATGTTCATACCAAGATGGGCAGACTTACCCGACATCATAGCATTGTCCATGATACCAGTCAGTGACACACCAAGCAGACGTTCTTCCTCTGTGTTGTTCTTCCATATCTTGCGTAGATATTTGAAGTCAGTCAGTGTGGACTGGAACGTGCCAAGAATAGTGGCAAGGCGAACCTTCTCCGTCAGTGACTGCTGTGTGTCAGATGCACGTACAACTACCTCAGACAGATTACAGAACTGATAAGGACGCAGGATGATTTCACTGCATGGGTTGCAGCCAAAGTCCTGTTCGTAGTCACGCCGACCATTCAGAGATGCTTGCTTCTTTGCAGCCTGACGGTTGAAGATGCCACGTTCACCTGACTTACTCTCGTAAAGTGCAAGCCACTCCCGCATGAATGTACCCATCTGCGGCTTCTCTTTGTAGGCAACGCTGTTGTTAGCCAGCGCACGTTGCCCTTCATTCTCCCACCACTGACCTGCTTTGGCATGACGCATCTGGTCATCGTTCAGGTTGGACAGGCTGATGAGTGCGCTACGGCGTACTCCGCCGACAACAACAACTTCACCAATCTTACACATCAGGTCATGACATTCAATTGGGTACAGGCGACGACCTGCTGCCTTCTTGAACATGTCTACAGTAAACTGGAACAGTTCCTCAAGAGGTGCTGGACCACTGGCCCTGCCACCAAATGTCTTAAGACGTGCGCCAGCAGGGCGTACTTCAGACATGTCCCACTGAGGAATCTGCCCTGCGTACAGAAGTGAGATAAGTTCACGCAAAGACTTTGCCCAGCCAGGACGAGAGTCGCCTACCTTGATGACAGTATCTGTGTCGTGCATGTCCTCATTGACAATAGGCAGCTTGTCTGTATGATGTCTCTCCACAGAGAAGCCAACACCTGTGCCGCACATGAGAATATACATTGTCTCATCGAATGCACGAGGATTATCCACTGGTACGTAGGAGCAATTGTAGCCACCGACGTGACAGCGATCAAGTGCAGGGCCAGCCGTCATCAATGCTCTCATGCTTGGCATGATGTCTTGGTTAAGCACAGCCTGCTCCAGTTCACTCCTCAGTGAATCAGAAAGCTGATAGTCATGCTTAGTGACCAGATGCTTAGTAATATAATCAAAGTATCGTGCGACTGTTTCACCCCATGTCTCACGCCTTTGTTCATCTTCCTTCCATCGGGCGTACCGTGAGAGGGCGATAAAGTTTTGGTAGTCTGTTGGTAAGTAATTGTTCATATTGTCACTCCATAATTGCTTTAATGTTACGTATGTTTGCACCCTCTACTTCGTAAAAGTATTCTTCAATACTGTCTTGTATGTCCTGCGCTACGTTCTCGTCTGCTGGCACTGGATACTCTTCTGGATCAATGTCAAGTGTTATGAATACTTTAACTCTCATCATAAAACCCTTCAACCTCTTCGATCAGCTTGTTCAGATACCATCGCGCTTTCTTCAAGTCTTCTGTACCATTCTTGTAGCGATAACGCCACAGGTACTTCATGATATTGCCCTGCAGATAATACTCATAGCCATCACCTGTTGCAGCACGAATGGCATCAATACACTCAACGCCAGTCTTGTTGTAGTGTGGTGGAGAATTTACCATGTCCAGCTTGTCGCTTATGCGATTGGCTGTCTTGTTTATTTCTTCCATCATTTTTTCTTTCATGTAAGTCTCGTGTCTCATCATGCACTACCTTTCGTGTTCGTGTTAAAGTTGATAGTAATTACATTTCCATCTACATCTTCAATCAATGGAACCTCTTCCCTTTCGTCAAACTCATACGTAAAGTATCTGTCTACATAATGTGCAACGAAGTCGCGGAAGTTGTCATCCTGTTCCATCAATGGTATAGTAGATAACATACACTTAACTATATACTCCATATCTTGATACAAGTCAACAGGTATATCATGGTTCTGGCTACTGATGACAGAGAAATTTGCTTCTCCGGTATACCTGCCAGTATCTGTTTTTACCGGACGAACACGAATAAGAAAGTCCTCTTCTGTTACGTGTTCTTCTGTGTTGTTTTCCTCTGTCATTTTTTACTCCTTTTTACTTTAGTTCCTGCAAATTTAATAAACTTTGGATGCTTGTTTTTCCCTTTCTCTTTTAGCCAATCTTCGGGAATGATCCTGTCATAGTATCTGAATCCATACTTGATACACCATTCGCCGTAAGTTGACTTCGCCCCCTTGCGTAGCTTTCGTCTGCTGTTCTCAAAGACAAAGCGAATGTCTAGGTTAGGATGCTGACGCTTGATCGCTAAGTGCTTGCGCCGATCTGCTGCCGTAAACATACCCTTTGTCTCAATGATGACACCATTGGACAGCACGAAGTCAGGTGTATACGTCCTGTAAGCAAGGTCTTCCCATTCGATCTTGATGGACTCGTAGTCAAACTTTATTTTAAGTCCTACAAGATACTCAGAAATCTTATGCTCAAGGCCGCTACGAAATCCTAACTTACGTGCTGCCCTAAATCGTTTCGCATTATGCACTGTCGTATTCACTCGCCAGTTCAACATACGAAACAATCTTTGGTTCCTTTGCCTGTGACTTCACTGCTGGCAACTCTTTCATGTTAGGCCAACATGCTTTGCGATAGTCACAGAACGAACACTCTTTGGCTAGGACTTTGTTACCAGTCGGCTTGCCTCTGAATGTTTCTTCTACAGGTTCAAAGCAACGCTGAAACTTATTGTCATCAACAGTCTTCACTGTTTTCATAATTTTCATCATCTCTTGTTCAGTGTCTACGCCTGTAGCTGGAACATACTTAAAGCTACCATTTGCTTTATTGACTACCCACCAGCCACCAGGTTTTAGTCCAGTAGCTGTAGCATAGCCGACCAACTGTCCCACATAACCGAAAGCATCTCCACTGCGTAATGTTTCAAACGATGCAAACTTGTTACGATAAGACCAATCAGATGCTGACTTGACATCATCAACAGCACCATCAATAGTAAGGTCATATGTTCCATTAATTGTATGCTCTCCGATATCCAGAGATACACTTTCCGAATCACCATACTCCACTCCTGCTTCTTTCAGTAGCCCTTTGAATACTGCTTCCACAATATCTCCAAGCATCATGTTCATGACAAATGTGGTTGGACGAGGCAGGGCTGTCTCAGGCTTGTTCTTCTCGAACCATAGCTGGCACGTGGGCCTACCAATGTTCGACATACGTAGCCTGAAGTCTCGCTTGTCTGCCCCGCCAAACTGACGTGCAAGCGCACCCATGACATCCAAACCAATCTGTTTGATTGTCTCTTGGGACATGGTTGACTTACCATTGGCAGCGTCATCCATATACTTATGCAACGCCAGTTCAGCTGGGTGATTCATATCATTCTACCTCTTCAACATCAACGTCAACAAAAGATTCAGCAAGTTCCTTCTCTTCTTGCGTAGCCTTTTGAACATGCTTCTCGTCCCAATCAGACAGCACCCTGCGATTATGGTTCTCAACCACAGCTTGGAAGTCCCTGAGTAGCTGTTGATCTGCTTCCGTAATCTCATGGATTGTGTCAAGGTCTGCTTCACAGACTGGCACATAGTATGGGCCATTCGGGCCTTTACGTTCAGCCGTAGACACAATGATGTCGTGCATAATGGGAAGACGACGATGCTGCGCAAACTTGTTTGATACATCACCGAAGTTCTTGTAACCTTCCTTTACTGCTACATCAAATACAAAGGGTGTGTCCACAAGTTCAGCAGGATTGCCTTCTTCATCCTTTGCATCTACAAAGGTAACAGTCCCATACATAGAACGAGTACGCTTGATAGAACGAATGAGAGTCTGCATGTCGTCAGACAAAGCATCGAAGTCCTTGATGTAACCAGAAGGTTTACCACAGTTGAAGTTACCTTGGTTATCCTTAAGGTCAATGTCCAGATTCTCTGCCATGACTGTCTTCACATAGTTCTTGTTGACCGGATCATACTTCTGGTACAGAAACCTCTGCATGAACAGGCGCATCCTGATCTTCTCAGCGTACACAGTCTTGCCTTCGATGTTTGCCAAGAAGAATGAACCAGCCGACACGATATCGACATTCATCATCTTGCCATTAATCTCTGCCTTACCCTTGATGGGCTGACTGTGAATCTTGATACGGGCAAGGCTACTCTTGCTCTCACCTGTATCTGCAGCCATGCCTAGCATTTGTGCCATAGCTGCATAGTTGTTGGAATCAATTACTGCGAGTTCACTCATTTATATTTGCTCCTTTCGTGGAAAATAGAACCGTAGTTTTATCACACTACGTCTTTTGTGTCAAGCCAATTTTCACCTATTTTGGCTTCAAGTTCGAGTGGTACATTAAAGACTATGCCCCATCTCATTGTAATTAAACCAGGAAGATCGTAGTTAGTTTTACTGATAATCTCAATCACCTGACGTTCTTCATCTGGGTGTACGTCAATGACGATACTGTCATGCACAGTGTTGACTACACAAGACTGCATACCTACAAGTAGCTTCTCAATGTGAAGCAGGGCAATAGGTACAATGTCTGCTGTAGCGAATGACTGCACCGGATAGTTCTTGATCTGCGTAAAGTTAGTAACCTTGCCACTCTCAAGACGCTGGACACCATCAAACTTAAACTGCCGACCAGAGGGTGTAGTAATCATCTCTGTAGTCAAAGCCTCTTTAGCCAGTCGGGTATGCCAATCTGCGATGCCTTGATACTTCTCCGTAAAATGCGTGTAGTATTCTGCTTCTGCTGGCGTTCTGCCGAAGCCCGTTGCTCCATATAACGGCGCGAATGTATGCGCCTTCGCTGTCTGTCTATCCGTAGGCTGACCAGCATTGGTAATAACTTCAGCGGTGTATGCGTGTACATCAAATCCAGTAGATACTTCTTCAATAGCTACTCCATCTTGTGACAGGAATGCAGCTGCACGAAACTCAAGCTGTGCAAAGTCTGCTTCCAATACCTTACCATTGGGCCAGCGAGATACAAACACCTTCTTAACAGGAAACGTACCACCACGTGGCATGTTCTGCATGTTAGGGTCTGCACCTGACAGGCGTCCAGTGGCAGTCCTATGTTGCAATAGTCTGACATGCAACTTGCCATCCTGCTTTGTGTGGACGCGAATGCCATCGACAAAGGATGACAGGTAAGTCTCCACAGCAGATAGTCTGCGAATATTCCGCAGAAATGATACAGCGTCGTCCATTCCCTTGCTCTTAGCTGCCTTCTCAAGAATCTCAAGATTGTTCTTGCTTGTGCTAAAGCCACCTGCACTAGCCCACTTGGCATTGGGCGGTGTAAACTTTAGACCAGCCACTGTTTTAGTTGGCTTGAACAGGAAGCCACTGGCTGCACAGGTGATGCACTTGTTAGGCTTGGCAAAGGGTGTACCATCCTTCTTCACCTTACGAATGTAACCTGTACCTTTACAGTCACTACATTGCACTGCCTCTGTCTTATACAGATACTCTGTCTGGCTACGCACCAAGTCCTTGAAGGGCGTGTCACGCATGTAGGGATGTATCGTATTAGACCACAGGTTCTTGTCCTTCACCTTACGGCTGTAGATTACCCATGACAACTGCTCTGGACTGTTGAGATTAATAGGCGTATCACCCATCAGTTCACGAACCTGAGACTGTAGGCTGTCAAGGAGTTCCAACTTTTCTTGTTCAAATTCCTGGCGCACTTCGTCCAGCTTTGACAGGTCAACTGCAAAGCCACGTTGATAGATACGTGCCAGACATGTAGCCACCTGATTGGTCAGGTCAACTGTACCACGCAAGCCAGCATCGTCCTGACTATTCAGCCGAAGCATCAGCTTGTCTGCCAGTTGCTGTGTAGCACGTAGGTCAGCAGACAAATAATCTGACAATTCAGAATGAGGAATAGTACGAGTGCTATAACCCTTCTTGAAATATTCTTTTAGCGTGTCTTGCTTCTTCGTATCCAAAGCATATCTTTCGGAACACGCCTCAAGAGACAGAGGTTCCTTGACACCACGCTGTAGCACATACTCTGCCAGCATCGTATCAAATACCGGCCCATCATACTTGAAGCCCGACTCCCACAGCCACAGCAAATCATAGGCAGCATTGTGGCAGATGAGTACCGTTGCCTCGTCCAACCATTCTTGAACACCCTCATGTCCCATAGGAGTAGCTTGTTCATCTGCATGGTCAAACGTAACCAACCATTCCTCACCCCTGTCATTCAGCATACCTACCATTGTAAGGCTGTTACTAGCCTCGAATGGATCAAGGTGCATCTTGCCGTCACGCTGTGTGACAGTATTCTCTACGTCAAGTGTAAGTTTCATATCTATACCTCGTATCTGCCAATAGTGTAATTCAGTTCACAGTGTACCCTGCCATGCCAGCCAGTTAGTTTGTTCTTGACTACGCACAGATGACGCTGTGTGTCTTCCTCATCCTGCCCATCAACCTGTGGGTTCTTGGCAATCAGCACCATGAGGTCTGCCTCTGCTGCCTTGCCAGTACGTGAACCTTCCATCATACTCTGGTTCAGGACTGTCTTACCCTCTGCCTCTGCACTCAACTGTGACATATAGAATACAGCACAACCATACTGCTTGGCAATCATCCTAGCATAGATGGCGTTAGCCTTGAGTGCTTCATCAGGCCGCGAGTAGCCAGACATTGTAGCGAATTTGTCACCCATGTCAAGCACAATAACGTCAGGGTTGTACGACTTACATACACTCTCTACCCATGCCATGTCCCTACCTGTGGAATCCTTGATGCGAATCTTGTCATACACAGGACGATACAGATCACGTGCCTTGGCAGGATTGTTCTTGACTTCCCACATGGTGAGGCCAGTTGCTGCTGTCAGATAACGTGCTGCCACACGATGGTAGCTTTCCTCGTTACACAAGACGATACAGTTGGCACCCTGATGCGCGAAACCACCTGGTCCTGCAATGATGCTGGCATGGAATGATGTCTTACCTGTATTCGGTCTGGCACCAATCTCAATCAGATGTCCATCGTTTACACCCTCGACTTTACGTGTCAGGGCAGGAATGTTGAATGTCCATCGTGCTTCCAGATCATTCTTGGCAATGATGGTGTCGATAGATATGTCGTCCCATTCGATGTTCAGCTTGGGCGTGAAGTCGTCACCATACTTTTCAAGAAGCTGCTGTAAGGGTTCCAGACTGGCCTTGTCACCATTCACGTAGTCAAACCCCAACTCTGCAATCTCTGCCCCTACAACCTGCTGAAACAGGCGAGAAAGCACCTCTCCAGCTACATCGTTGCCCAGTGGTTCAGGTGCGCTGGATGGACTGGAAGATGCTGTTGTACGATTCACGCTGCGCTGGCGTCATGGATGGGTTGCTGGATAGGAACAATGCCTGTACCTCTTCTGGGGTAACAGTGCGACTGTAGCGATCCATTGCCACATCAACTGCCTTCTTAATCTTACGCACGTCAGTGCTGAACAGTCTGTCGGGACACCTAGCCCCACGATGATCTTCATAGAAGTCTTTGTTCATCAGACTTCTGACCAGTGATAATTCCATAAGTTCCATTATGTTGCTCCTAATTGTTTCAGTTTGTCGATGTCTGTCGGGTTGCAATACTTCAAGTCTTCCTCAAGGCGCAACACCTTCACGTTTGGTATGTGACTACGCAACTCTTTCGCCATTGCAATAGTCTTGGTCAGCACGTCAGGGTCTAGTGCAACGATAGCTGCTGAGAACCGTGTGAGATAATGCTTGTGTTCTTCAAGCAATGTTGTGCCTAGCAGTGCGACCCCGACAAACTTCTCACTGCCTACCACAGCTGCACTCACACAGTCCTCAACAACCACGGCGACATCACCTTGGCCACTGGTATAGGGGAAACCTGAAGACCCATACCTTCGCCATTTAGGGAGTCGCTTTGTCAACGCCCGACCAGTAGCGTCAACAATCTTGTTGTCATGCACGACAGGAAATACAACACGGTCTTCCTTTACGTCGTACAGTAATCCCAATTCCTTTTCATTCAGACCCCATCTAGCACACCACCGATTGAATTGCAAGAGGTTTTTGTTGGGTATGATGTACTGAGGTAACTTAAATTCTTCTACCTTTGTCTCCTGCTGCATCTTCATGCGCTTGATGTCGTCAGGTGTCATGCCTACACGCTTGCCACCACTGACACCACAGGATGCCTTGTAACAATTCCATACGATGTTACCACCAATGTTCGATACAGTGAACGTCTTGTACCCTTTACATACAGGACAGTTGATACGTTTAGATTCACCGATATATAATGATATATCATTTACTATATTATATATATTATACATTATATATCCCCTTCGTTTGCGGCATCTAATGTGCTTTTACCATGACTGTTTCGTTTTGTCAATGCGTAATTTGCAGCATCGTATGTGTTTTTGATGTACGGCTTGACCGATTGTGGGTTAGCATGTCCTGTAACCGACATGATTTGTCCTATTCCTACACCAGCCTGAACCATCTCGGTTGTGCCAGTACGTCGCAGGTCAGATAGTCGCAGAGTGTCAGGCAACCCAGCGTTGCGAATCAGTGCGCGTCCATGCTTCGACATCTTGAAGATGGTGTATGGTTCATACTTCCCATCAATGGGGTTAGGACGAGGTGCTACATATTCTTGGAACCCAAAGTCCTCATGCTGTTGTGTCAGCATCTCCATCAGGTCATCCGATATGGGTAGGTACACCTCTGCCCTACGCTTTGACTGCAGGATGTGTACACGCTGCTCATCAAAGTCGATGTTGTCCCACTTGAGTAGGCGCATGTCGCCCACACGCTGGCACCATTCGTATGCCATCTGTGCAATCAAGCCCAGATTGCGTGTGTTGAAGTCACTGTATGCTGTATCCAATAGCTGCATGATGTCGTCCTTTTCCCACAGGGTTGTTCTACTTTTAGGTGTACGCCTACGCACAGCATTGAATGGGTTACGAGTGACCATCTCCATACGCAAGCCGTGATTGTACACGACTCGCGCAATAGCCATCGCCTTGTTGGCAAAGTGGATGCCCCTCTCGCACCACTCATCGTAGGCGAGTTTGCACATCTTGCTTGTCAATTTATTGACATCCACCCTGCCAAAATTTTGACCATCAATCTTTGTGGCCAAAACCTGGCGAATTATATATTCATAGTTAGCTTTAGTTTCATCCCGTAACTCTTTGTATTCATAGGATGAATAGTAATCACCAACCATTTCTCTGAAGCTAGTCATAGTCCGAATGCCAACAGAATAATCATGCCGACAACTGCAATGATAATGTCCATGTTATTTTTCTCCTAATCGCAAGAGTTCCAGCGAGACATGGTGGCTGTGTACCGACCAGTCTCAGGATCATGTGTTGTCCTAGCTACTCGTGTGTCGTACCCCAAGGGGTGGTACTGGTTAAGGTACCACTCGACTTGAATGTCCAAGTCTTCCTTGGAGTCGGCCACAAGGGTTTCTTCTACTATACGTGGCATCTAATAGTCCCACTGCTTGATCTCGACATCCTTGTCAACAAGTGCGTTCTTCAACTCATACCATGCGATATCTACTTTTCGTAGGTCATCGTAGTCCAGAGAACATAACTCGCTTATGTGAGTACGAATAGGCACCCATGCCTTGAGTAGTGTCATCATAGCTTCCTGCTGGTGTGGTGTCATAGACTTCCAGCAATTGGTTGCTGCTTCGCGCCGCATATCCCATTCAGTTTTTTGCTCACTCATTGTGTTGCTCCTTTCATCCAGCCAGGAATATCCCGACCTTTGTTGTACCTTGCAAACCTAGCCTTGTCTGCAATGTAAAAGTTACGATAAGATTTGATAGGCCAGTGTTCGTCTGTCTTCAAGTGATCCATACCACTAAAGCATTCTGGATGCTTGGTGACGTGGTTGATGGCATCGACAGGCAGGAATTGTTTGCCGTCAGCCAATGCCATGAAGTGTTTGCTTGCACCATGTACCTTGCCGTAGCGATATGTATATTCTTCTAGCATAGATGCGTACAGATTGAAAGCATAAACGTAGTTCGCTTGGCTACGCATTGCCCACAATGTGCATGGGTGCTTCTGATGCACAGGCTTATACAAGTTCTTTTCTTCTGCGTACTCTGGTGCTTGATGCCACAGGCTGGTGCATAACATCTGTGCTTCCTCTAGTGGCATCTTTACAATGTGCTGGTCACATAGCTGCTTGGCTATGGCCTTGGGGTGGTGGTCCAACAGGAACCGGTTCATTCTATTGCTCCTGTGTTTGCTTCCTGTTCCTCATAGTCGAACTCAGCTTGCATGTAACTGATGCTGAACTCCCAATCAAGTTCAGGGTGTGTGGCAATGGCAAGGTTAATGTCAGATTCGCAGTAGTCAAGCAACTGCCCATCCTCATGTACGAACCAGCCAATGTACATCCAGCCCTCGTCAAAGTAACGGGCATCAATCTCAAAGCCCATCTCGACCAGCTTGTGGAAGACACGATCAGGTGGTGACCAAGCTGACAGGAACGAAATATTAAGCTGGTTGGCATCAATGCGATCACAGTGTGCGTCATAGATGTCCCACTTGGTACCCCAATTCTCAAGCCGCCAGTTGTACCAGTTGGGGCCATCGGACAAGCCTTCAGTGCCTTCCAACTCTTGTGGCATTGGGATCAAGGTCTGGCACAGAGGCGTATCCTCTGTGTTCATGATGTTGTAGATCATGTCGATCTGCTTCGGGTCTTCGTGTGACAGAATGACCCTGTTGTCGGTATGATTTGGCATAGGTATGTCTCCTTGTTACTGGTCGATGTTGTTATCGTCAAAGTGATAGAACATTTCTTTCACCTTGTCAATGTCAATCTTGAACCACTCATTGCGCCGTTCATCTGCGTACTGTTCCAGTGTACGGTGCATCAGTGTCTCAGCCCTGCGCCTGTTCTTTGATTCAAGGGTACAGACAATCTTGTAGTCACGAAAGGGTGATGATGTTTGATACCCATTGAGACGATCCTCTGCAATGTTGGCGCAGCCGATCTTCACCCAGTCAGGCCATGCCTGATTGACGATAGCATAGACCTCACCTGATGGTACGCTGTCAATCTTCTCATGTGACCACGCATCGTCCAGACTTTTGTAGCGTCCAGGTTTATGCAAAGGGTGCGACTTTGGAATGTACTTTACCATTCACAAACATGCGTGTCGTATTCTTCTTGGCATGATTCGCCAGCCTCTCTCTGTACTTGAATCCGGTGGTGGCAGGGCTTACGTACCACCATTCGCCATCCTCGAATACTACATTGTTTGATCGTGCATAGTTCGGGTCAATTTTCTGTGTCATTGGTAATCTCCTCATAGTTGTTAGTGTCGATGTCTTCATCTGTCAGCCCGACAATATCATTGTCCAGCCAGTCATTGTCAAACAGGAATTGTTCCAAGCCCTGCAGCATCAGTTCCTCATCCATGTCAGTCCATCCTCGTGATGAAGTAGCCCTCGTCAGTAGGCAGGGCAGTGATGGCGTAGGGATAGAAGTATACTGTGCCATCCTTTGTGTCCATCTTGCCTACATACTGCAGGTCATCATCCTCGTCACAGTTGCTCTTGTACGAACCGTCATCTTGCACGTCGCCGCCGAAACGATACAACTCACCAAAGCCGTAGCGTTCTGTCATGTATTGCACAAGGTCTGATTCACCCAGCATGTTATACTCTACCACCCAATGTGGCAACAGTCCCAATGACTCCGTGAGGTGTTCTTTCGGTGCGTCATAGTGTGTCGTGTTAAGTGTCAGCATGGTGTTGGTACTCCCTCTGTTTGTTTCATAGAATTGTTTGATGTATTCGTAGTCCATTGATGTAGTATCGAACATGTCCTCACCCATTGTCAACCCCCTTGAATATGTGTGCTATCACATCAACTGTCCAACCATTGCCCAGCATCTTGTAGCGTTGTGTGTTACTGACATGGGCTGTGTAGTTGTCCGGCACGGTTTGCAGTCTCTCGCATTCCAGTGGCGTCAGCTTGCGAAACTCTGTCATCGTCTCGTCAGTGAATACAAGCTGGCGTCTGCGCTTCTGGAAATACTGCGTCAGGTTGCCGCCCTTCCAGTAGTTGGCGTCGATGCAGTACGACTTGTCACGATCTACGTAGCCATCCTCGATGATGTCCTGTAGCTTGATACCCTTGTCGATAGGTTCATAGTACCTGCCGGTGAATGGAATGTTCGTCCAGTAGTATCGTTGCCTGTTGTGTGCCGACACCTTGTCGCTGTTGATGAAGATCGGTTCGACACCCAGCGCGTCACTGATGACATCCATAGATTCCTGTTTCATCTTGACATTCTCCAGCAGGAAATACTTTGGCTTGAGTTTGCCCAGGATTTTTACGTACTGCCAGAATAGCTTGGATCGTGGGTCATCGAAGTGACCATGCCGTCCTGCGCTGCTGAATCCTTGGCATGGACTGCCACCGATCAGCATGTCAATGCCACCCTTGTCTGCCATAGCATTGACCCAGTTCATGAACGCTGGACTGGTGCAGTCGCCAAGCTGTACCGTGTCAGGGTAGTTGGCTTGTGCCACCTTGATGGCATACTTGTCGATCTCGCTGGCGTAGTATTTGTTGACACTGATGCCAGCACGATCCAGCGCAATACGTCCGCATGACATGCCGTCAAACATCGAAAGAATATTCATAGTCCAT